TTTCGTTATCCTCGTACATGAGGGCACGATTCGCGCACATGCGCCGCAACTCCGGCATCATGTCCTTGCGAAACACATACTCCCATGTACCAAAAAACTTGTTGTGCTTCACGTCAAAGAAAGCCGCTCGGAACAATCCGAGTGTCGCACCTAGAGACTCACCGCGATCGATCAGATTGAACTGCGGCCACAGAGTATCCGGCTTGCGACTCGTCATCGTTGCAGACATGCCGACACGAATGTCACAGTGCTTCGTCAGGCGCAGCAACACCTGATACGTGTCACTGCGTGTCGAGCCGGCTTCATGAACTTCATCCATGATGATCATGGCTGCTCTGCCCAGCAACTTGAGTACCCGCGAAACCTGCTCACTCGACAAAGAGCGGCCCCGCTTGCTCTTCCACTTAGTCTTCGTGTTGTAAACCTTGTTACCGGACGTCTCGCGAAAAATCATGTTTCGAAGCGCGGGGTATGCAACAACGTAGACATCCGCTTCCATGTTACGGCGTTCCCAACGCTTCTCAGTACTGTCTCCAGACAGATGCACGACACGCAAGTTAGGCGTGTGAAGCGCAGCACCGTCGACCACTTCACCGCACGCTTGATCATTCAGCGTGACGTAAAGAACGCAGCCCGTGTGCTTCTGCTGCACACGGTACTGCGCTAGCTCCAGCGCTATTCGTGCCTTGCCCGCACCACCCGGCAGCATTGCGACGAACCCACGCAGCTTTATTCCGCAATAGAAGGCCTCTAGCTGCTGCTTCCACGGCGCCACCGGTGAGTCACTGTGAAACCCAAGACGTGCTAGAAGCAGCCGTAAGCGCTGTGACGGCACTTTGCGCACACGGTTGACGTCGCGGACTTCACGACGCAACCACCGATTGACTGCACTAGCTTTGATCATTCTCGCGTGAACCTCCAGCCGCGTGCCCACAAATCGATGCGCGCAAACCACCGACCGTCATGCTTGCCGACACCAATACGGAGCATGCGGTTCGCGGCATCCAGATCTATTCGAGTGACCTTAATCGTCTTCGTCGTCATTGGCATCTCGCTTCTTGTGCCGGTTGACTACCGGCCAATACTCTTTGCCCAACAACATTGAATCGAGACAGAACTGTCCTATTGCAAACGACTGTGCCAGCAACGCTGTAGCACCGGCACGCTCATTGCGGACTTTTGCCGCATGCACACGCATCAATCCCAACCGTTCTTCATGCTTGGTCTGATTCAAGGTAATGATGTTGTCAGAGATGTCCGCCTTACTGATGTCCTCTGCCATGTGAGTCATCGTAATCAACTTCGCGTCCTGTCCGTCTCTGTTCGTCTGCGACGCACCTACAACCGATATGTTGCGCTCTACTGCTAGCCCACGCAGCTCTCGAAACTGACGTCCTATGTCGACGCGCAGGTTACGTACGTCGAGCTTCATCAACTCCGGATAGTCAACAAGAACCATGTCCGGAATAAAGCCCTCACTTGCTTCAAGCGATTCGATGTAAGCAACCAAGCCATCTGTCGTCAATTGAGACGTCGGGAACTGCTTGACGATGATGTTCATTCGACCCTTCACGCCCTCAAACTTCTCCTTAATCTTCTTGCGCGCTACCGGATCACTTATGGCACGTCGTCGCTCAAGACTCTTGAAAACGATGTTTTCTAAGTCTCCCCGCTTGCCCCGAATCAACTGCGGAATCTGCACCGACCCAGCCTCACGCTTAGTAAGCGACATGAACGCCTGCAGGTATCTTCCCCACACCAGCATGTCTCTCATCTCAAGCGTGATGTGCACGACGTTCCAATGAGAAGCCATTGACGCATACTTGCCTATATTGACAAAGCACCACGTCTTACCCCGATTACGCGGCCCAAGAATCGTGTAGAGCTCTTTGCGTGCCGGCTGAATTCCCAAGTCATCAAGCGCTTTGATGCCAGTCGGTGACATGTCCGGTCTATCGAAATCGTTGATGTCCAGCAGGCTGCTGTCAGAGACGTACAGTCCGGGCTTGAACAACTCCAGACGTCGCTTTATTCCTTTCAGGATTATCGACTCAGCCTGATCTATGTCGTCTATGTGCGCGGCCGCTTCTGTGATTGCTTTACGAAGCGACTGACGACGAACAAACGTGGATAGCTGTGTGAGCACATACTCAGAATTGATCTTCTCGGACAGCTCTTTTAGGTCCTGCAGTGCGCGGACGTAGAGCTTGCCCTTGCGCTCGTCTTTTAGATGGTCCTCAAGCAAGTCTGGCAGATGATCAGCAGCAGGCTGCTTGTACTTCCGCAAATACCCTACCGCTGCTTTGGCAATGTTCCGGTATATCGAGTTCTCGAATAGTTCCACATCTATCGAACCAACAATGATCGCCGCTGACTGCGCATCGAAGCACAGTAGCGTCAGAATGTTTTCCTGAAGTGCGCCGGTTAGGTTCATGGTGTCGCTAACAATTCAAAAGCTGATTGCATGTACGGAGCAAAGTCGATTCCGAACCGCATGTGCATCCACGCTATTGTCCGGCGTCGCTCATACATCAGCGGCACACACCGGAACTTGACCTCCTGCAAGCCGTCTTCCCACGGGTAAGTCGACAGCTTTTCCCGCAGTGAGAGAGTCTCTACATCAAGGTGATATGTACGGGCTAGGTAACGGTCGGACGCGCTCTCAGAGACGAGTTTGACGGCCGTCTTCACTCCGACGCCCGGAATGCCTGGAACACCATTATGCGAGCCGCAGAGCGCTAATACGCGGGGCCACTTGACCGGCCAGATTTCGTACTCGGCCATGAAGTCATTGAACGTGTAGAGACCGTCCTTCTTGCACATTGCCACTTTGCGCTCTTTCGACAGCAACGAGTAAAGATCGGAGTCGTTTGAGGCAATGAAGACTCGGCAACTGCGCGCCGGCTGAGAGGTAAGATTGAGCGTGGCACGTGCAATCAAATCATCCGCTTCGTAGCCTTTGACGCGCATCACGTGCTGTCCGAAGAAGTCGAGCAGCTCAGCTATCTGCGCTTTGCCCTTCTGCACGGGGCCACGCATGTCCACCTTATCTGTGTTGACGTGTACCGTGCCACGACCGGATTTATACGTCGGAAAGACTTTCTCGCGGTGGTAGGGCTTCGCGTCGTCGCAAACAATTATCCTGTTGATGTCGTGTGTGTTGACGATCTTGCAAATCATCTGCAGAAAGCCGTACGCACCTCCGGTGTTTTCTCCGCGATGGGAAAGCATTGCATGCGAGCACACCGCCCGCCACGCGACGTTCGACAAGTCGACCAGCAGCACGCGCCTCATGATGCGGACGCCTACAGCTTCTCGTCAGGCGTGCGTGCTCGCTCTATGAATTGCTCACGACCTAATGAGCGCTTCGTGAAGTCGACGCCCTCGTCCTCCTCAACACGAGAGTCGCCCGGCCAGATGATCTTGTGTATCTGCAGATTGAGCCGAATGTCGTCGACTTGCACGCCCGCTCTGCGCATCCATTCCATGAGCAATGCCGGAGCCAGCGCATTGAAGGAAGGACTGAAGTAAATGGGCGTGCGTCGATTGCGAGCGCGGATCGCGCGCGCTGCTTCGACAGCTTCATTGAAATCCGCTTCGGAGCTCACCACGAACTTGATGCGGTCTCGCTCACGAAGCTTCACGTACATCGACAAAGGCTGATTGGGCTTTGCCTTCGCTGAGCTGAGCTTCCAGTCGACGATAAAAGAGAGATTCGGGTCGTGCGGCACTCCGGCTGACACTCGAAACTTTTCTACGTCGTACGTGCCAGAGGTCTCGACACTGACCGATGACATCCGTGACGTGAGCTGGCGTATGAGTATTCCTAATGTAGCCCAATCTTGCTCTAGCGGCTCACCGCCTGTGAGCGTCACCTTCGTGCACCCCTTGCCGATCTTCGTAATCAAGTCAGCAAGACCGTGCGGTGTAAGAACAGTGCCGCCCGTGTCACGCCACGAGTATTTCGTGTCGCACCAGATACACCCAACACTACACCCTCTAAACCGAACGAACACGGACCAGATGCCCGGACCGTGTTCGTTGCACTCACCGTCGATTGTCAGAAATACAGAAAGCACGCCAAGCTCGTGCGTTGTCATTCTTGCCCCCGCCCACTTTGTTTGCGACCCGTTAAAACAAACCGGTTACTCTCCACCGGTTAAGTCACACCACTCCCCGGAGCGCGTACCGGAGTTATCGCATAGGTGTCCCACGCGGGCCGCCGTCGAGGGGAGGGCTGTCCCCGGACGACGAGAAAACTTCAGCGCATCACACTTTGCCCAGGCACCCCGCGAGCACTCCGGCAAGGTAGCCGAGACGCGCCACACTGTTACGCGTCTTCTTCATCTTCTTCAGGTAGTTCATCGCCTTTGTGGTGACCTTCACGCCACTCGCTTTCAAGTTATACGCCTTCGCCTCTTTCTCGAAGAGCTTGGTGTACTTCGACACAGCAAGCTTGCGCTTGTTGTCAGGCGCGTTGAGGCCGACCTCGACGTGCACACGCCGCTTCTCGGACTTCGACGACTTAGCGCGCTGTACGAGCTTCTTCTGTTTCTTCTTGTTGCCCTTCGACTTGTGGGCAATGCCCGCGCCGAGGCTCGCGGAAATCTCACGCTTGCTGACCGCTTCGAGCACTTCACGGTCACCCTCGGCAAGCTGCAGTCGCTCCTTCACGTTGGCAAGCGACTTGCCGGTGGCGCGCGCGATGTCCTTCGGCTTGACCTTGTGCTCATCAACGAGCTTCTTGAACGCGAGCGCCTCTTCCACGGGCATGAGCGGCTTGCCCTGATTGCCGATGAGCGCGCGTATGAGCGTGTCGGATTCGTCAGTCGGCTTCACGCGAAGCGCAGGCAGGTCGATCTTTGCCTCACGCGCCGCGAGCACACGCCGGTGCCCATCGACAACAATGTACTTGCTGCCCTCACGTCGTACGTGGATCGGAGAAATATCACGACCAGCCTGCGCACTCTCCCACAAGCCGCGCGCGAGCTCTTTGATGTCTCCCAGGTCCTGTGAGCGCGGATTGAAGTCTGCTTCAAACTCGACATCCGCTGGATCGAGAATGAGCAGAGTTGCGCCCTTGCCCTTGAGTCCCTTGGGCGACGACTTCCGATCAGAGGCACTCGCCCCCTCTGAAGACGCTGCGCCCTCTGCCGTTCCGCCGTTTTCAATCCACATTTTCTTTTGCCTCCTCAGGCGTCGTATGTAGTAGGATCCTCGACGTCCGCAATTCTAAATGCGGACCGGCGCAAGTAACAAGACGCGCACTTCCCACAGTGATTCGTACGCCCCTCGTAGCACGAATATGTGTGCTGCAATGGCAGATTGAGGCTCACTCCGAGTTGGATTATTTCGCGCTTCATGAGGTGACCGACCGGCATCTCCACTACGACATGTTTGTCTACGCCTACAGAAAAAGGCAGAAGTGCGTTAAAGCGGTTGATGAACTCCATCTCATTGTCCGGGTGACTATTCGACTCTTCGAGATTGTTTCCGAGGCAGATGACGTCATAACCATTCGCTTCAGCGAACGCAGTCGCGTGCGCAAGCATGATTAGGTTGCGTGCGGGCACCCACTCATGTGCAAACTCTGCACCGGCGCTGCCAACTGCAAGAGATGCGTCGGTGTTGAGCAGCGGGGAATCGCTCGGGCGAAGTCCCAAGTCGAGCGGCGTCACAAGATAACGAGCTCCAATCGCAGCACTGATTGATGCCACCGCGTCACACTCACGTCGATCAGCGCGCGAGCCGTACAGGTAATGCATCAGCGTGACCTCATCACCTTTGGCACGCAAAGCTGCAGCAGCCACAGAGCTGTCGAGTCCACCACTGCACACGGCAAGAGCTCTGCGCTTGCCCACCGCCAAGTGCTGTCGCATTGACACAGCCGACACACGAGGGCCGATAAAAAAGGAATAGGCGGAGTACGGGCGTATTTCGTGTATGGCAGCGTTAAAGTCATGCAGTAAATGTGGCTCGTAATCCGAAACACGGTCGAGGTAGGCACGCTGTGAGGCAATGACAACTCCGCTTGATTCATACCGAAAATAGAGCGGCTTGTAGTTGGTAACTGCAATCAAATCGCCCGGATGATCATAGCGCGCAACTAGAACAGCGAATGAGCCGCGCAAATTCTCGAATAACACCTCCCCCACACTTTGCTCGTGAAAGAGAGGATTGAAGTGGTTGAGCACATGTGCAATCACTTCACTATCGACAGAAGTCTTCCGCTGAAAGCCGTATTGCGCTGTCAGCTCCTTGTCGTTAGCGATCGTGCCATTGTGCACGATGAGCCACTTGCCAACGACATAAGGCTGTATGTCGTCCTCAGTCTTCGTCGCGAGAAACTCGTGCGTAGGTTCGGCGCGCAAATTGGCAATCAACGTTGCTTTCTCGTCAGGCTCTATCGTCAAGGGAAAATCTTCGAAGCTCACACCAGCAGCACTCCGACGCGCACAGCCCCGGCTATCAGCCAACAAAGCTCCGCCAGACGAGTCACGACCCCGCTGCTTTGACCTCTGCAACGCCGTACGGATCATCCCCCGCAGGACATTGCCTCTGAACACCGCACCAACAAGAGCACACATAGAATTTCTCCAGCAAAAAAAAAAAACGGGACGCACGCACAGAGTTAACTGTACGCACGTCCCGTTGACTTGCCTCACAAACCGCCAATGCCCTCGTACAGTGAGAATCGCACAAACTCATTTACTTTGTGCTTCTCACACTCGCGCATGAGTTCCTGAAGTTGCTCGTCCGTAATGTTGGCCAACAACTCATACAACTCTTGCGCTGTCATCGCAGCACCGACTCCACCGACTTCGCATACGGCGCGAAGCGTTTGTCGTTCAGACAAATGACCCAGTCACTGTCGCGCTGACGCTCGAAGAACTTGTAACCGCGCTTGCGACACTTCAGCGCGGCTATCACGTCACTGCTCTCCTTGATGATGCTGTCGTCCATCACCTTCTCCGGCTCAGCGCCGTGCGCTTCTGAAGCAAGCACAGCGACCACAAACAGCAGTATGACGACCCACACTGCAATCACCAGACTCTTCAGACTTCTCATTTGCGTGCCCTCCGCTTGATGTTGCTAACTACGTAAATCTTCCCTACGTAAATCTTCCGCGGGCGCTTCGGCAGCCGGAGCAGCCGCGCGACCGTCGACGTCACCATGTCTGCGACGACCTCTGCCTCCGAAGCACGAGTGGTGCTCACATGTTCCGTATTCCGACGACGAGGCTTCAATGTCGTGAGATACCGCCCTTTGTGCCACTCTGCAGCAATCTGCAGAGTCTTACCGACGTTCTTGTAGGCACGAGTGCTCGCACGCAGTGCCTGCTTCGCGTCCCTCTGCTCTGCCTTCGACAAGATGCGCGGTCCGATCGAGATGATTTGCCCGCGCTTGTCGAGTGCGAAAGTAGGAGCACTGCAGAACTCACGAGCTGCCCGCATGACGCGCACTGCGACCTCAGCAGTCATCCAGCGCGCATGATCACGATCACTCGACCACACAAAGCTCTGTCGGAGCTCCGTTTCTCGGCACTTCCGCAGGTAGATCATCTGTCCTGCCGTGATCAGACGACCGACAACACAGAGGCTCATGCTGCGACTCCCAGGTAAGAAGCCGCGGCCCGGATCTTCACTGAAACGTCGGCAGCGAAGCTGTCAAACGTCACCGGACTCTCTCGCAGCGTGCGACGCTCGTTATTGAGCTTCCTGAAGCGCGTGCCGAGAATCGCTGCAGCATGACTGCACGCGTTGTGCTCCTCATCTCCGGTCCAGCACATCGGCTGCTGTGCGCCTTCGATGAACAGATACACGAGCCCGTTGATGTCTTTCACTTCAACAATAGGTACTGATTTCTTCACGTCTATGCCCTCCAATTAGTGTTGTATCAACCCGTACGCGACCGAGGTCGCGTTTCGCCGGAATCACACCGGCTCATCAGCGGGCTCTACTCGATTGCTGACCTATTGAACGAGTAATCGAGCAACTCCCCACACTTGCAGAAAAGTAGCGACTCTCCGGGGTACCCCGCTTGCCACTGCGCGCCGCCATGCGGGTGTTGCTGCCGCCGATGCTGACTTCACGCACAACCGGCCGCTCCGTCTCGACCCACTCAACCCATCCGCCGTCATGAATACGGACTATGCTGCCCGACGTGAGAGTGACAGTCCACTCATCATAGTGATATGGGTCGTGCTTCGGCCCTTCAGGGCCGGTCTCCAGGTCAATCCGTGCCATGAGACTTCTCCTTCATCGCAGCCGCCTTCTCGTCATAATGCTTCTTCAGCATGCGATAGAGTTCGCGTGTCGCTTGCTCCGGAATCGTGACAAGAACGGACTTGTTTCCAGTCTTGTGCCCTTCGACGACTGCGAACACTGCGCTGCCCGTGCTCTCCAGAGTCACATCAACATGCGCGTAACCGTTCACAGCAGTGCCCGGACGCATCCAACTCGGGACATGCTCGTGCTTGTCAACGGTCAATCGCGGACGATCGCAGAACGTGTCCGTCACAACGGTCACCCTCAAATCGTCGACGATGACTTTTTTCGCTCCAATTTTGGCGTTCATATGCCCTCCAGTGTTTACCCGGACGTCGCTTGCGCGACGTTTCGTCCGAATCTCACGGACTCATCAGCGGGTTAGTTAAAGACTCTGCCCAGCAAAACAACCGGCTTCTTCTGTTCGTTGAACAGGCGCAGAAAGTGCTTTCGTGCGACCTCCCACGCAGTCACGTCACCGTAGTACGTCTCCACAGTTAACTGCGTGCCGACCGGACCGTTCTTGGCGACGATCACAAACTCGTCGTACGTATACCGGTCCTCAACCTCCGGCTCCTTCTCCTGATGCGCGAGATGACTCAAGTTGTCGACTGCATGAAGACCCACGTTTCACCCCCACCGATCAGTACGCAGCTCACTCAGAGTCCAGCCGAACGACTTCCATCGATCGACGTTCCACTGTGGCACACGCCGCGTCGATGCTTTCACAATGACATGACGGCGCATGTCATTACTCAGCACCGTCTCCTCAGGATCGAAGTCAGCCGGTGCTGCGTTCTCACGCCGAAGCATATCGACCGGGAACGACGTCGTCCCGAACACTTCAGCGTAGTGCAGCCACCGAATCTCGACCGGCTGCAGAATCGCCGACAGTGGCAACTCAATCGCAGTGGCGGCAAGTCCAGGCACTTGCCGCACCATGATCGTGCCGCCAGGACATGGGAAGCTGACGAGCTCACCGACATGTGTGTACGTGCCACGGTTAACTTGCACGATCGCCCACGGCTTCAGCAACTTCGTTTCCATCACTTTCTCCTCGGCCGCGGTCGAAGCCGCGGAGCTTGATCACCAACCGCACCTGCAAGCACGGCTTCACGTTCTTCCGTCTTCGTCTCCGGCTTTTGCGCCGGTGCCGGAGGCGGCTTTCTCGGAACCGGCTTCACGGGCTTAGCCGTGTCACCGTCTCCGCCCTTTTCGAGTTCCTCGCGCGAGTACGTCATGCCCAGCGCGATCCGTGACGCGAACCACCGCGTAGGAACTTCAAAGCTTCCTGTGTAGTTCATCGCGACGTCTGTCATGAGGTCCTTCGACCAGCACGGCCAGACGTGATCAACGCCCTCACCGAAGACCGGTTCATACGCCTTGCGCGTGTGCCCTTCACGTCTGATGCGCATGTCGAGAAACGTGAGTTCCTGTTCGCTGATCATCACGACTTCCGGAGCGCGCGCGAAGCCGACCGTCAGAAACATTCCAGTGTTCATGTCACGACTCCCAAGTGTGCACGGTCGTACACCACCTTAGGTGCGTACTCGTAACGCTCATCCTTGAACGCCTCCTTGTTCGCGATCCGATCAGACAGTAACTCGCGCGCATCTTTCTCAGTCGCGCACCGCGAGTTGAGTACGACTTTGCGACCGTCATCAAACACGAGGCAATGCACGCGATGCGCGCCCGGCTCGTTCGCGCAGCCGTTACCGTGATACGGAAGTCCGCACGGACAGAAACGGAACAGGTCAGGCAGCGATTCACGCACAGCGCTCTGCACATCGAACGTGTAGCCCTTTATCGTCGTCTTCTGAATCTGAGACAAGAACTCGACTGCCATGCTCCGAGCCTTAGATGACTTCGCGACACCTGACGCTGACGTGTCGCGCTTCATCTCTGCCTCACAATGAAGCACGTACATGAGCAGTGCCGACTTCAGCACTATCTCAGACTCCGTAGTCACTTCGAGTCCGACCACTTTCACAATCTTCATATGCCCTCCAACTGTGTTTTACCCGGACACGACTTGCGTCGTGTTTCGCCGGAGTTACACCGGCTCGTCAGCGGGTTCGCTCATCAACCTCCTCTCCAGCCGCCCCTCGATCTTCACTTCAAACCCTTGCGACCGCAGTCCCGCGATTGTCGCTTGAATGAACTCGTAATTGAGTGGCATCCACGATGCAAACTCAATCACTCTCCTGCCGTTCGAGTCGACGATGCAGTTAGCAAGGTCTGCGACGACGGTGAGCGGCTCTGGAACGTTCGGAATGTTCCTCATACGTAACTCCATCTGTGTTGTTTACCCGGACGCGACTTGAGTCGCGTTTCGTCCGAATCTCACGGACTCATCAGCAGGCTTCCGGCGATGATTGCTATGACAACGATCACCGCAATTCCTCCGAGAAAGAGCAGGCCGGCCATATACCGGTTGTGCTGCTCATCTTCGTTGCTCATCTTCTTCATGTCTCGCTTCCTCCCGAAGAACTATCCGAATTCTGCCGAAAAACATCTTTTCCACGAACACAGCGCTGCACGTCCGCAGCAACTGCGACGATCCTATTTCGGCGCCGCGCATACGCTCCAGTTCCTCAATCATCTCTTGCTTTGTCATGCTGCCATCGCCATTGCTTTCAGCATCGCCTGTTCCTTCAGCTTCGCGCCGGCACCGAACCACGCAGCCGTCAGCCGGTTGCTTGAGTTCTCTGCCTTCGCCTCGAAGTCTGCGTAACGCGTAACCGCGTTGACGAGACCCCACGCTGTGCCGTTCGCAGAGTCGAGGTTCGCACCCGGCCCGTTTTTGAACAGTTCCAGCATCTTGTTCATCTTCTTGCCGAACGTCGACGCGTCCTTGACGTCGAGCTTCTCACTGTCCTTCTTGTTGAGCACGTCAACGAAGTAAGCGACCGCTTCAGCGTTTGACACCTTCCGCTTTGACAGCACAGTGACGTTCTTGCGGAACTCACCGTAAGTCTTCTCGGCGCCACTGAGCATTGCCCGCACCGCCTTCGGATCGAACGCAACCGAATGCGAGATGCGCACCTGATCCTGACCGATGTCACGGCGCGCGGCTTCGAGCGTGTTACAGCACACGACACGCACCGTGGTGAACGCGGCGAACGTCGCGCTGTACCCGTCCGTCGAGCTGGCAAGTAATAAATACGGCTTGATGACATCTTTCTTGCCGATGACGATGTCCCCGTCCTTCATCCGCGCGAGCCCCCACAAGCGCCGCCCTTCTTGCAGCGTGCCGGCCGTCTCCATTTCGAAGTCGGTCTTGTCCGTGGCATCGAAGAAGAAGTCCATGACCTGCTTCGGCTGCACCGGCTTGTAGTCCTGGCCGACGACGCCAAGCACTGTCGTCGGATCATCGCTGCGCACGAGCACATCGCGGATCCCCACCTTGTACTTGCGCCCGCCGACTTCGTAAAACATCGTCTGACGCTTCACCTCCCAATTCATGTCGGCAGCCTTCTCCCAATCTGCGCGCGACATGCCAGGCTTCATGACGTCGCCGTGCCCGTGCCACGGAGTGTCGCCCACGTACGCCATCTGCTTTACACCATGTGACATTGTCCTGCCCTCTAGTTGATTCGAGTAGAAAATTACCCGGACGTCACTCTCGTGACGTTTCGTCCGAATCTCACGGACTCATCAGCGGGCTTGCTTCCGGTTCCTAGTGAACTCTGCCTGCGGAACGCTCGGACAGCGCACGTCAAACAGCTTCGCGAGCTGCTTGCGGCAAGCATCCGAGTCCTCAGTAGGACAACCGACGTCATCGGACCGCCGATACGCACTCGGAACGTGCACGCGCAACGGCTGAGTGCTCATGCCACAGTAGATCACTTCCAGAACTGCGCTACCATCCTTGTGAAAGTATCGCTGCCCGTAGTCACCGCACTTGCCGTACTTCTCCGAGTCCTCGATGACAGAGGACTTGATTTGCGCAGCGGTCCACTCGCCTCGCGACGTCGCAATCTGCTGATCACCTGACGCATCACAGAAGAACGTCACACAGACGACACGGAACAGGTCGTCACCGATCTTTGCTCGTTCCATCTTCGTACCCTCTACGTTTGTGTTTTACCCGGACGTCGCTTGCGCGACGTTTCGTCCGAATCTCACGGACTCATCAGCAGGCTACCACTTCAAGTAAGTGGTGACTTTTTCAACCTTCACAGCTTCCACTTTGAAGCCTCTCGCTTCCGGAAATGACTCACGAAACTGTCGCAGCAACGTGCGCGTGTCCTGCTCGCTCAACAGTGATCGCTCGTGCGTGCCGAAGTAATGCTTGCCGTTCAGTGAGACATTGATTTCGTAATGCATGTCACGCCTCCTTAGCCTCTTTGATCTTGTCGAGAACTTCCTGCAAAGACGTGTCGATGTCTTCGAGCGCGCTCAGAGCAGTCTGCATCTTCTCGCCGCTGTCACCCTCTTGAATGCCGGGCGGCAGGTTGTCATACGCTTCCTGTTCTTCGTCCTTGATTGACTCAAACTCCGTTTTGAGTTCCTCGACACGGCTGACGAGGCCGTCAAGTCGCTTGCGTCGTTCTTTGTTCATATGCCCTCCTACTAATTGTTTACCCGGACACTCCGTGAGGAGTGTTTCGTCCGAATCTCACGGACTCATCAGCGGGCTCTCACTCCCACACTCGAACTTTGGCACCGACAGACTCGACATACTGCCCTTCCTCAAGAAAGACGATGCGAGTGGCAGCAGACGGTGCTTCGTTCTTCTTCGAGACGCGAACGACTACGCCCTGATCGACTTCGTCACCGGCGCGCAGCTCCATGAGCGCGACCTCGCGGTAGTACCGCATGCGACCCTCAAGACGTCCTCGCTTGAGCGGCCCGGTGATGCGCGCCGGTGGCTTCTTCTCGTAATCCGTCGAGACGTTGTCGATCACTTCACCAACGTCCCAAAGAATCTTCGAGCCCGCGAGCACATCATGTGCGTAGCTCGCGATGTTGCCGGCACTTGGAAACTTCTCATCACGCTTCAGCACGAGCACCGAGGTGCGACAGAAGAAGCGCGCGAGAATCTCAATCATCTGCTTGTCAGTCACGCCATCCGCGACATGCCGAAGCTGTGCCTTTGTTACCTTAGCCATTTCAAGTCCCTCCGATTGTTTTACCCGGACACGGCTTGCGCCGTGTTTCGCCGGAGTTACACCGGCTCGTCAGCGGGTTCGCCACGCATCCTCACGGCCGATCGCAGCAAGTACTCTTCGGCGCTCGCTTCGCTTATAGCGAAGGCAGTCATCATCGCCTCAGTGCATCGCTTGCCGTCACGTCCGTGCAAGTTGGCACCGATGTTGAGCCGGAACGCACTCACGAGTGCGGCGGCCACTCGCTCCGGCGTGCTCGTGATAATCGCCGTGTCTCTGTCACAGCGCGTTGTGTGGTCGCCGTCTACACCGCCACACGCAACACAGAACGTTGAATCTTTCATTTCTTTGCCCTCCGAACTTCGACGAGTGTCGCATCACTCCATCCTGCAAGACGCTTCTCGGCTGCGCCCTTGCTCGTGTGCCAGCTAGTCACCCAAGCAACTCCGTCAGTGACTCTGACGAGTGCATGGGTGTAGGCAACTTTATGTCCCGTCTTCGTGAACGTCTTGCCGCCGTACGTCACTTCGTATGTCGTGCTCATTATCCTACTGCCTCTCTCTTGTTCCAGTAATTCGCCGTATCAGAAGCTTGAGATTCTTTTGTTGGATTAGTGCAAACGCTATCGCCTTTCATGGTATCGACGACGACCCATTTGCCGGCCTTTGGCCCTTCTGTGACTTGCTTCTTGACGTACCTTACAGGTTTGCCGTTTGACGTGAGTTTGACGTTCATTGCCTTGCCCTCTGTGTAGATAACGCACATTGAAGCGCACTCGTGTGAATGCGCTTTAACGTGCGTTCTGATGTCGCGCGTCTCATAACCGCGGGGTCATCAGTGTTTACGTTGCGTGAGCTCGTGAGTAAGACAGATGCGGGCGTGTGGGACGAGTTGCTTTGACGATTGCACGTCCGGAGAAGTGCACACGCGCTGACTTGCTAGTCACGATGTTCTACCGCCTCGACCCTTCGCACTTCTGCCGCCGGCCGTTGGCGTCTTCACCGTTTACCGCTCGAACCGCAGATTAGTGCGGACTTTGTCGGTTGCCGTCTTCTGCCTCAGCTTGCAGCTTCGGTCTCGGCCGGTCCGGATTTCGTTCCGGTTTGCAGTTCGTCTCTGCAGGCACAAATAGTAATGTGTACACGTTGTTCATGCAACTACTTTTGTACGAAATAACCAATTGATTTTGTTGTAATTTTTACACCTTGATTTCAGGAAACACCGACATTTGTAGGGTTTTGTGACGGATGTCCGGCCGCACACGCCTCATAAAACGGCTATAGAGCGTTTGTAGCGGTGCGCAGCCGGCCGGCTACCGCAGAGGGGCCGGCTGCACGATCGCCGCTCAAAAGAAGCTACCTGAGACGAGAAGAAGCGCCGTTCAAGACGACTCGCAAGAGCTTGCTTTTCAGGTAGCCGGGAAACTGGTCATCGATCAGAGCGCCACACCGGTCACGCAAGGCAATTACTCGGGTCGGAGTGATCATGCCACCTACTGCACGACACTCGTCGTATGCAAGGCGCAGGAAGAGTTTGAACAAGGCAGTTGTCTGCATTCGCGACGGTTTCACGATGTTCTGCTTCGTGAACTCTTCGAGCACAGAGGCACACTCTTTGAGTTCATCGAACAAGGCACGGTTACGATGTCTGACTTCATTCAAGGTAGGTGACTTCTCACCTACTTGAGCAAGCCAAAGCTCTGCGAGACACGAGTAAAGAATGCTCTGGCTGTGATCGCCGCTGTCTGCAGTCTCTACCTGCACCTTTATCTGTTCTCGCAAGTTCCCTAACTTGAGCTGAATGATTGCGAACAGAGACTCAAGTTCCTGACGTGTTAATTCTGTGGTAAGCAGCTCGTTTCTGATCTTCGATGCTTTCGGACTCATTTTGTGCCTCACTCTCGTATTTCTGCAGCACCATCGAAAATTTTTTCCTCGCGTTCCTTTACATTCCTTTCTTTGGGGATAGATTAGATACTACGTAGTAGTAGATAAGATAGACGCAAGGAAAGGTCTTGAAAGGACAAAGTAAGCCTAGCCAAGGAAATTCGTGCGCACGCGCGAACCAGACTTCCTCGAATCATCACGCACCGGCTTGCGCTTGACCGAGGAAATGCGATTCTTCAACACAGGCGCACGCAAAACAGAACCACGGACGATTTCCGTCACCGCGTCGTCATACCTGAGTGTGTGCCCTTCTTCCTCGTTGTCCTGGACTCGACGAGCATGCATTGCAAGTGCCAGAGGAAGGGCGCGGCCGTTTCTCTGACACCAGTTCACCACTTCGATGATGTCAAACGCTCGAAAGCCTTTCCCACCAGGAGCAGCAAGCAACTGATGTGAGGGCATTCCTTCTTCCATCCACCGGTAGATCGCCGTGCGTGATTTCATCTGGAACAGGTGCATCATCTCGGCAAGCACCACCCAGCGCTTCGTCTGCAGACTGACATTCATTTCTCGAATCCTCTTTCACATTGAACAGGAAGGGCGGAGTGTACACGATGCTCATTCGTGCAAGCACCACGCGTCTCACTGCAGAAATATACGGAGAATGCTTTATAACGAACGCACAGCGTGTGGTTCGAGTTTTCTAGTGCGACCAGGTACCGATGCATGGGTGATGCATAGATCGCGGCAACCACGCACGTTATAAATCGAGGTGTGATGCGTCTTGAGTGACAGTTTCAGCCAAAAGAAAACCGGCACTGTCAGTCGTGCCGGTCTCTTTCCGTAGACCCCCGCGAGGCTAGACGATTATTTATCGTCGTCCTCGTCCGTGCCTTCCTTGTCTTCTTCATCATCCTTCGGCAGTCCGCCGACCGGACCTGCACCCGCAGTCAGCGGCGTGGCACTGCCGGTGACGCGCGCAACGTCTTCGTCAGTTGCGACGGGCGGTGTCGAGCGCGGACCCGAGCCCGAATCGGGACCAGGCGGCTTGCCGATCGGAGCCGGTGCGGCTGCACCCGCAGGCGGTGCATTGCCAGAAGCTGCCGGCAAATTCAGCAGCCGACTGTTCTCGTTGATCGACTTCGCGACCGCGTCCCAGTCCTTCAGCTCGCCAGTCTTCAGAGCTTGCGCCACCTTGCGCATTTCTCTGTCGACGTTCTGCCCGGACTCGATTGCATCCGCCAGACCATTCAGGATCGTGATCTTGGCGTTTGCATGCTGCGTGGTCACGGCTGCGAACAGATGCGCAAGGCCGCGCAGCACGAGCAGTGAGCCTGCAGTGTTGAACGACGTCGGGCCGTTGTACTCCGGCGCTTCCGGCTCTTCACCCTCGACGAACTCGTGTTCATCACCATCACTGTGTAACGCGTCGAGTGTCGAGGGTTCCTCGTTGCGCGCCGTCTTTGCTTTTGCCATCGTCGTTGCTCCTCTTCAGTGTTGACTCAATCGTAAATCGGAACGAGACCGATAACCTCTGTGTATGCAAGCGGCGGACCGTGCAAAGGCAGTGCTCCGGTTTTGCCGCCGAAGCTCGTGATGATCCGCGAGAGCTCCGCAACTCGGACCACGGCCGCATCGATCGCAGCTTGTAAGTCTGCTTGCGCCTTCTCGAAAGCTGCTTGCGTCTGTGCACTCTTGCCGGCTTGATACGCTTCCTTCGCATCCGTGAAAGTCTGCGCGAGTGGTCCGAGCTTCGTGACTAGCGGAGCTGCACTGGCATCGATCGCGCGCACGTTCTCGAGGTTTGCGCCATTCAGCGTGCCGGCATCTTTCAACCGGATCGCTTCCGTCTGCAGGGCCTCGTAATGCTTCGAGATTACCCATGCATAGTCGGACGGTGACTGCGCCGCCTTGTACGCCGTGCGTGTGCCCATGCACCCTGTCATCAGCATCAGCACGCCAATCGTGCTGAGCACCCCAATCATGAACTTCTTCATTGCATTGACCTCCGGTTGAAAGAAAACGTTACTCAGGCTTGGGCGGTTGCGTGCCGGTCGCGACGAGCTCCGAGCGGCCGCGCTTCGTGAATATGTCCGCAGTGTCATTCGCGATGTACCCGAAGCCGATCGCAGCCCAGTTCAGTGAATCAGTCACGATCAACGTAAGCCAGAGTCCGATAGTCACGCCGAGCGAAATGAGCGTCTCTGGCCAGTTGCGCACGAAGTAAGTGTAAGGAGTCACTTTGCGTTCAGCGTCGCCCTTCACAGCTACCCACATCTGCTTCCACGCAGAACCTAGAGCCGCGAGCAGCATCAGAATCAGCAGTGGCAGCGGCTGCTGAATGAATTCCTTTATCTCGGCTGCTGTCGATGGGTACTGACCGTTTGGCATGGCACACGCTGTCAGCGCGCAGACAATCGTCATGACGATAAGAGCACCGAACGTCGCACGGGTGAAGGTCTCGGCTTGAAGTGATGGGAAACGCATGTCAGCTCTCCTGTCGGTGAAACTTACTTCTGTCTCTCGCGATTCAACAGTCCCTGAACTTGCTCGCTCAATGTCTCTAGCGATTTGTCTACGTTACCTTTGAGGCTGCTGATTGACTTGTCGAGTCCCTCCAACTGAGCCTTCATGACAGCATTCTGCAATTTGACTGTGTGAACGGTGTCATTGATATCGTGCCGCGTCTTCGAATCTTTCGCCTCGTTGCGATCCATCTTTGCATCGATCTTCTCTAGCAAAGCGGTGCCTTGATCATGCTGCGCACGGCGTTCGGCGCGCAGCTCAGTGATTACTTTGTTGAAGTCCTCGCAGGTCACAAACGTGTCCAGCTTGCCTTCTATGCTAGTCACTCGTGTCTGAATCAGACTCAAATCAGTATCACGTCGTCCCCACTCACGACGCGCAAACCAAACCAACAGCGTCGCAATCAGCCCCAGTCCCCCTGCAACTAGCCATGCAACAATTGCTTTAAGCTCTTCCTCTCCCAGATGCATGTTGCTCTCGGCCCCCTCATATATTCACGCGGTTCGCGAGCCACCCGAATGTGAACTCCTCATTGTCGATACTCATCAGGTATGCGCCGTGCTTGATGTTCAACGCTTTCAGCAGCACTGCCTCGCCATTGTCTCCGCGACGCGCGTTCATGTACAGCCGCAAGTTCATCAACGTCACCGGACCAATCACTCCGTCAACCTTCACATCTCCGTAAAGCTTCTGGTCACGGTTGAGCACGTTCAGCGATTCCTGCAAGAACATGCCTGCTCTACCGGTGCCGCACAGAAACCCCGCGTCGAAGAGCTTGGCAGCAACGGCTGCAGAAAGCACTGCGACGTCATCTAGCCGCATGATGTCCCAATACTGCTTCTTTGCAATGATGCGTGCCCAGCTAACAGTCATCGAACGCATGTCGCCTGAGAAGCCGTTAGCACGTGCGACAGCTTCAGTGATGCCGTGATTCGTCGGCCCGCCTTTGTCGCGCGGATTGTTGACGTAGCCGCCCTCCTCGCGCTTCGTCGCAGTCCACGCATCAATGAACGCTGTCAGTGCCATCTCATACTCCTGAAGAGTGAGGGCGCGCGAACGCCCTCACAGGACTTCACATGCAGTCGTAGGCGTGCGACTGACAACGCATCATGAAATGCGTGTCGTCGTCCGTCCACTCATCGTCTTCCTTCGCGAGAATCGACTCCATCCGCAACTTCCGCTGCCCTTCGATGTGCCCCGAAACAGTCGGGTCTTCGAGAGTCTCGCGAATCGCTGCACGGATGATGATCCGTCCACCGCCACCACCACTCATTTCTTGCTCCTTTCCGCTTTCCACTGCCCATAGCCGCGTGACGGCGGAATGAATCCGCCTGCCATCAGCTTCCCGTCAAGTTCGAGTATGTAGTACTCGGCCATGCGCGCTTCCGTGTTCACGGCCTCGAAGCGGCTTTGCAGAGCTGCAAGTGCCTGCTCACTGCGTGCACGTGCTTCAGCTTCACGAGCGAGTGCATTACTGCGCTCCGCACTCACCTGCATCTGAGCGACGATTGCAAAAGTGATTGATACACCTGCGAGCAACGCTGCAAAGATCACGGCACCTATCAGCAGAGCTGCAACTCCCTTGCCCAGTGTCTCGTTGTTGATGATCAACGCACCTCCCTGCCCCGTCTGTGCATTCACACCGTTCGGGCTCTCGACTTGTGCTGGCAAGGTCTGCGCGGTCGGACCCGCCACACTCGTTTGTGTCTCCACACGTCCTCCAAAAGTAACTGCTTTGATCAAAATGCCCTGCACGGCGTCGATGAGTCGCTTACGGAATGTCTCTAGCATTCCGTCGAGACGAAACTCTAGTCTGCCAACGGCCGTGTCGTCGGTGGTCATACAATCACCGGGCTCTCGATATATACAGCCAGCGCAAACTGCGCCCAACTGACACCGTGCGGCTTGTTGGGCGAGAACAGAATCAGCTCGGCCCACAGATACTGACCCACCGGCAGTCGCGGCTGCACGAGTCCGAGTGCCATCGAGATGATGCGGATAGGAACGTCCCCGCCACCTGGCACGAGCTCCGACTGACCGACGTCAAACACGCTCTGGAAGTTCGGCTGATTGGCACGGCCCTCGACAAAGCGCAGCAACGATCCGTGCTTCCTATCGTAGACATTGACACAGACACCGCCTACGAATTCGGCACTGATAGGCACGCCGTCGTTGATCAGCGCAATCTTGATTTCGTTGTCGCGGCCGTTGAATACAGTGATTGCAGCCATTGCAATGCCTCAGTACGAAAGGACGAGGATGTCAGGATTGCGGAACGTCGGCATGTTGCCGGGGCCGAACAGATTGTTCCCAAATGACTGTGCTGACGGCACTCCGTTCATGCCGATGATTTGCACAAGATGCTGCAGAGTGGGAAAGCCGCACGCGGCTGCAGAGACCACGCCGCTGAACATCTGCACGAGCTGCGCATTCCGCAAGAAGATGAACGGCACGCCCACTGCCGCTTTAGACGGTGCGCTGAACGGAAAGAACTGCAAGAACACATCGGAAATGTTGTGACTACCGTACGCAGCTTTCGACGGTGTGCTTTCCGGCAGAACTTCCTTCGGCAGGTTCTTTATCTCGAACGTGCCATACGCCGCAATCGATGCGACACCGGCAGTGATCGTGACAACCTTGGGCGCCACGTGCGCAATCGTGAGATTGCCATAGAGCGCGGCCGACACAATGCCCGCCGGCGTGATCCGCAACGACTGCAGAGACAGAGTCGGCGTGCCATACACGGCTGCTGACGTCTTGCCTGGAACCTGAATGTTCTGCAAGCCGACTTTGTTCACGACGCTCAAGCCGTATGCCGCGGCCGAGGGCACTCCGGTCATAGAGACACTGAGCACGACGTCCGCAATCGTGAGATTGCCGAACACGGCCGCTGACGTCACGGACGGCGGAATGATGTTCTTGGCACTGATCTTGGCAAAGATGTGATTGCCCAGCATTGCAAACGAGCTGACCCCGAGTGGGAACAGCGCGAGAACGCCGATATTCATCAACGTGTGCGAACCGTAAACCGCGGCAGACGCTTTGCCTGGCACAGCAATGTTGAGCTGCACCTCGGTGATGACGAAGTTGCCGTACGCAGCCTTCGACGTCGCAAAAGGCTGTTGGATCGACTTCGCAGTGACTTTGCTGATCGTGTGCGTGCCCTGCGACGCGGCCGAGAAGACACCTTGATTTGCAGTCGGCTTGACGAGCGTATGCGAGCCGGTAGTGCGCGCCGAACCAATACCGGCAGGCAATATCGTCTTGATGGACAGCTTCGAGAAGATGTGCGAGCCGTACGCCACACGAGTGCCAATGCCATTCGGAAACACCATGTGCCCGGGCAGTGCCAGTATCGGCGAGCCGTAGAGTGCCGCTGAGCTCACACCCGCAAGCACGTTGACAGTGAGCTGTACATCCGCAATCAGGTGCCCACCGTACGCTGCACGCGAACCTACACCGCTCGGAGTCAGCGTGCCCGTGAGCGGCTTCGTCAGCGTCGGGCTGCCATATGCTGCCGCAGAAGACTTACCCGCCGGCGAAATGAGCAGGTCGTCTCCTAGTACCACCGGTGCGCCGTAAACGGCTGCAGACGACTTACCAGCGGGCTGAATGGACAGTGCAACGTCAGCAATCGTCGGGCTACCGTACCCAGCTTGTGAGCCCACGCCTGCAAAGCTGAATGACTGGCTCGTGCCTCCGGACGCGCCCTGCACGGTGACCGCAACGATGACCCACGAGCCCGGATTGCCGTTGGTCGTCTCCGTCATCGTCGTTGACGTGGCAGCACCGGTCCGAGTCGTCATGACTTGGTCCCAGTTCACGCCGGCACGCACACGTTGCGTCTGACCTGCGCCAGGCACTACATCGTCTTTTGATCCGTTGAAGAAACAGCACGCATCAATGACAAGGTCATTTGCGGTGGAGGCGAGATTCACACTCGCCGTCGAGCCACTGCCTGTAGCAGAGTTCGCCGCGCTGAACTGCGTGACGGCGTCTGCGCCACCCGCACTGACAGCAGTGCCGCACAGACGGTCCCAGGCACTCGAACCCGTGACAACGACATTGTTGGTGGCACCCGTCGGGCCGCCCAGTGCCCACGCTGCATACCGCAGGAATGTCAGATACTGTGACTGCACGACCTGCGTCATCGCGACGCCGGCATAGGTTGCGCCAGTGAACGTCGGTCCGAAGACTTCGCCTGCGACGAACACGAACAGCGCGCGGCCGTTGCCGCCCGCAGTGTGTGCCCAGGTCAGAGACGAGGAGGCAGTGTTCTCACCGCTGCTCGCGTTGCTGTATAGCGCCGCCATGTCAGATGCTCTCCACAGTCATCTCGCCATTTTCGATCCTAGTAATGACAACTGTCTTGCCAGCTTCGGCTGCTGCATCGGCAAGCTCTCTGATCGCTTCAACAGTGACACTCACATTAGGCGCGTCCCCGCTCCACTCACCTTTGCCGAAGATCGCAAATTCACTGATGATGCGCCCGGCAACCATCTCTTCGTGATACATCACACGCAAAAATTCGCCGTTCTGCACGTCGCAATCACCGACGTCATGGTCTTTGCCCGCGACGTAGCAAAAGCCTTCATTCCACTTTTGCTGTGTGAGACCCGGAGGCGCATCGTTCACTGACGCATGCAGAGCTCGCAGTTCGTCTGCAGTGATCCGATACTCGCGCTCGATCGTCTGAGCGTCCGACTTGACCGTCACCAGACCGTACTTTCCCGGAGACGCAAGACTTAGCTTGATAGTTCTCATGTTGCCCTCACGCTACCTGAGGAATCCGCGCGACCATTGACGGCTGATTCGCTGAACCGCTGTGCCACACCGCGCACTGCTCACCGTTAGGCATGTCGATTGCGCGGAACTTGCCGTAAGTTCCACGGTACACCGGGGCTCGTTGAACTGCATCACCGGTGGTTGGGCGCGTTGCTACCGTAAATCCGGTCGACGCATTCCACGGATCACTTGGCACGTTCATCGTGTAAAAGTTCGTGTCATTTGCGACGTCCGTGTTCAACGGACCGCCTACGATGATCTTGCGGCCGCCTGGATTGTAGAAAGCTCCCATGCCCGATGTATTCGAAATGCTGCCGCCCACTGTCTTGAATCGAATGCCGTTCGGAGCCTCGAGGTTCCAGACCGCAATCACGTTGCTGTCCGGTCCGCCCATGATCCAGCACCGCGGCGACGTGTTGTAGGTGATGACAGACCACGAGTTCGAGAGACTCGACCCATAGCCCACGTCATACGTCGTGCAGCCCGGCGTCTTCGGTCCGGTCGTGGCTTGATTGCCGGCTGCAATGCACGTCGCAACATCGACTTTGTGCACGCCCTGCCCTGTGCCCGAGCCTTCAACTGCATGCATGACAGCGTGCGCGACCTCATCGTACGCGTGCGGCGCCGACTGGTAGTAACGATCGGGCACGCCGTCAGTCCAGAGTCGACCGTGATACATCCACAGATTTGCCGCGACGACTCCGGGGCCTAGATTGTCTCGCGATATCGACCACTGATCAGACGACCACGCGCCGCTCGCGCCTTCATTGCACATCGTCAGCCAGATGCGATTATCTCTCTGAGAGACGACTCGCGAGAACCATCCGTGCGCCGTGCGCGGCGTACCATTGCCCCATGCACAGTACGGCAAGTTTGCACCGGCACTCGCATCATGTCCGCCTGCAACGATATTCGGCCCCCAAATGCGACTCCAGAACGGCACAGCAGTGCGCACGAGGAAAGCGTAAATACTATGATCTACACCGTCACCGTGCCCACCTTCAGCCGCAGTGATGAACTCACCAGTCGACTGAATGACTTCGCCGCACGTCCACGGAACAATGTGACTGTTCGTGCCCCAGTTGTTACTGTAGGGGTACGGATTGGGCATGACGCTGAACATCGTTGCGCCGTTCTGATACGGCTGCCCGAACCCCGGCCCGCCCGCGATGTAGCGACGTTCCCAGTACGGAAGGTTTAGGAACCACTCCGGTGTGCCGCCCGAGCCGACTCGAATGAATTGATTCGCCATGTCAAACCGCCCACACCTGAGGACACGCTATAGGCAGCTTCGAGAAAATGATGTCCGTGTATCTGTGATACCACGACTGCACTACTTGCGAGTTGTTGTTGTAAGCACTGCACGTGAATTGATTCCAGCCTTTCGGCTGAGTGCTGTCAAAGACGAACATAAAGTTCGGGACGTCGACGAGCTTCGTGTACGACGTCTGCCCCGGACGCGCGGCCCATGCACGGATGATCGAGTCCTTGTTCAGCGTGCTGTTTACGTCGTACAAGTTCGGGTAGTCGTTGCCGATGTTGTCGTAATTGCCATGCCCGCACTTCACGTAGAACAGGTAAGAGCACCACTGGTCGTCGCGAAACCCCCAGCAATTCGGAGCTGCATCGTTCGGACTGACAGCACGGTTCTCCCAGTAGCACTGCTCTCTGTGCGGATCAGAGCCCGGCTGCAGATACGTCTTGGCAAAGGGCGCGTTGTAAGCGTTCCGGTCTCCCTGTGGTCCGTGCACAGTGCCGTTCGCATCACCGAACGCGGTGTAGCCCTCCCAATACCGACCAATACGACGGCGCCAAATCAACTCTTGTGAGCCACCGTCCTGATGATCGATGTAAAAGAGCTTGCCATCGTCGTTGCCGGCGTTGAAGCCATTCGCGGAAATCTTTGCGCAACACTGAATGTAAAACTCAGTGCCATCGAAGTTACCCGGTGACTGCGAGTGATAGTCAGCGTGCCCATACCATCCAGTGTTGTAGTTGTAGGCGCCCGGATTGTTCGGATTGTAGTTGCGACGCGTGACCGTGCCGCCTGCGGCCGGATCATCGTACGGCAAACCGTTCATTGAGGCGAACATCGCATGAAACGGCCGCTGCCATCCGGACAGCGGCAAGCCGGCAGAGCCGCCTGCATTAACCGGGACGAAAATTTCAAGGCAGCCATGCCCCGGTGTCACCGAATCACCTGATATCCATCTCGTGTTGCCGTCAGTGACGTTGATGTTAGGAGCGATGCCGCCCGCAGAGTTCTGCCGGCGGAAGTTGTTCACTTCCGCTGCGCTCAACATCGGCTGATTCCACACGACACCCGGAGCGAACGCACGCGCCTGCCAGTCGAGCTCAGCCGCGATGCCGCCCTGCGAGCCAATCGTGATGAACTGATTCGCCACGGTCAGACGTTCCAGTAAGTCGGCTTCGTCGTGCGCATCGGATGTCCGCCCATCTGTAGCCACGACTTGATAATCATGTTCGGATTCGTCTGCGAGAACGCCGGGTCCTGCCCCGTCGCAGACCAGTAGACTTGCTGATTCCCCGGACGATTACCCCACGTGTAGTTCTTCCTCCACCACACGAGATGATTTTGCCCAAGCCCTACCGTAGTGCTGTTCGCGTACTCGTAAAACTGCTGAGGCGTCCAGACGTAGCCTTTACCCATCTCAGGGTCTTGCACGTCATTCATGTAGCACATAGAGCCGCGGCGATCGATGCCGGTGTTGTCCCAGTCGGCATCGTTCGAGCCAGGACCACTCACATAGTGCTGACCCTTGATGACTCTGTCAGTCCAAGTGGGACCACGTGCTTGTGCAGTCGGCTGCGGGAAGACGTCCGGTCCACCCATGCCTACTTTGTTGTCGAAACAGAATTGCACCCACTCTTCCATGTCCTGAGGACCGGAGGGCAAGAAGTTTGCCGGTGCAATGATGATGACGTTGGGCGCGGCCGCTCGACAGCACAACACCCAGTCCTTCAAAAACTGCAGATAGTCATCTGGATCAAACTGAGCTGCAGACCACTCCGATGTCGAGAGACCGGAGTCACCCTCCTCGTACTTTAGAAACTCAAGAGCCGGGTGATTCTTGACCGCGTTCAGCAATGCTGTCCAGAACGCGAATATTCGGGCGGCGATGCCCGGCTTCCACGACTTCGGAGTCGTGCCAAATGCTTTCTGAAAGATGCCGCCGCCTGCGATCTCCGTATCATAGTAATCCGGCATGTTCTTGATAGAAGCGCCGAATGACCTGTCCTGGACGTACGCACTGACTGCGACGTTGGCCGCGGCACAGTCGTCCATGTAATCGAGAAAGGGACCGAAGCTGTACGAGCCGCGAGTGGGCTCACAAGCTCTGTGCGTGATCCACGCATGAATGCCAGCACAATTCGGCAGCCCGGCTACCTCGCTGATTTGCGAAGCGGGAAAGCCGTTCGGTGAGTATGTATTCGGATAATGCCCGGCCCGTACTCCGGCCGGTACGGTACCGGTCGAGTGACCGGTACCGATCCTGACGAACTGATTGGCCATGACTACTGCGTGTTAGGCAGCAGACTCTTCGGCGCGCTGCTCTTTCTGATTCGGCTGTTCGAGGCGCCGAATCTGCTCCGTGACGGAGTTGTACTCAGGCAGCGCGCCGCGTGCGATCTCATTCCCTTTCAGGCGCATTGCGTTGCCCTTGTCGAGCGTTGCTTTCAGCTCTTCCTGACGCTTCTTGAGACCGTCGAGCTTCGCCTGCTTCTTTGCACGCGACTCGGCCAGCGTCGAGTTCGGGGTGCCTTCTTTGCTCATGACTTCTTCCTCTCATTGCCAAATTGGTCTGTGAACTTGAGCTCAGGTGTCCCAGTGTCACGCTTTGACGGAACCGTCCATGCACCCGTCACCGGATTCTTGCGAATCGGCATTCCCTTGCGAGCAGCGGAGTCCCACTGTGCATCTGTGAACGCAGCAGCCCGCATGCGCGGGTCACTGGTCAAAGAGAACGGTGCTCCAGTGCGGATCAAAAGAGCATCCGCTCGAATGATCTTGTTCGCGTTCGCTTCCTGCTCACAGAGACGAGCTGACCTGATGAGCGCCTGTGCAACTCTGTCGGCCGCCTGCCACGGAATGTTGCAGACGTACTGACCATCGACGAGAAGAACCACCTCAGTAGGCGCGTTCGGATCACGACGGATGGTCAGCTTCTCCGGCCGTTTCGGAGAAGTGATAATTGGTGTAGTGGACATAGTAGTGCCTCCTGATCGTCTATCGCCTACAGGCGTGCGATCTTATTGGTACCGTTGTCCCACTGAATTGTGATGTTGCCGCCATCCGGTGTGATGGGCAGCCCCGTTGCCGTGTCGAAGTTCAGCAGCAACGCACGCGCCGAGTCCGCACCACCGTCGTGGCAGTAAATGTCGACCGACTCTGACGGATCCCCCGACACCGACGTGAGTGTGATATCCGCTGCATCGAGGTAGCCGTCCGTGAACGTCTTCGACGCGAAGGACGTCGACACCGCAACACGCGACGCGGCCGCACGGTCGTCGAGAAAGTCGTCCACCACCAGATCGATGACGTCATCGGCTTCATCGATGAGAATGCAGCGGATGTCAGACGTGTCCCACGCGACGTCTCCGCCGGCGAAGGACTGAAGTCCTTGATCGTACCATGAGTTTGCCATAGAACCCTCGTAAGGTCAGGAAGAAACTTGAGATTTGGTCAGGCCGAGATGTCCGTCACGAGCTCTGCTCGTGACGGTGACAAACATCAAGAAAGTCTGCACCACTCTGCGGCCGACTGACCTGACGTGATTATTCACACAAAACTTGAGCCTTCAAGTTCTGATACTGAGGCTGCCAATGTCATTTTCTATCTGTCTGAGACGGAGCACTGATTCCGGAACCTCCTCGTTAGATTGTCCTGCAAAAAGATGCAAAACAGCCTCACGCAACGCACGTAGTTGTTTTACTTCCATGCTTGACGCACTCGCTAGTCCACTTGCACGTGATGCCTCCTGACTCAGCTCTCTCTCAATCGGTTCGGGCGCATCTATGACCTCATTAGTTTCAACGTCCACCATCTGCAACCGATGATCAAAATTCCCACTGATCGCTGCGCACCCAGCAGGAGTGTTCAACGTGACATCAGGACCCTCATACACGTAGTCGACGAATACTCCGGTTTCAAGACTGTAGAAATGCCAGCTCATCGCTTTCTTACTCCCAAGTTAATCGTGACGTCTTGAATGAGCACACTAAGATTTGCTGCTTGCGCGTAAGCCATGTTTACTCCCAATCCAAAACGTCTCGTAGTGCCCGGCGCCAAAATTCCGTTTGAAACAGACCCGACCACAGTAGCAAAGCGATACACGCCATCAGGGAGGGCATTGATGTAATCTTGAGTCAGACTGCCTCTAGCTGCGATAACATCGACATCTGTAGGTCCGTCCCCAGCGCAAAATTCCACAGACCAGTTTGCATTAGTCCCAGTCAACGTGATTGCATACCTAAAAGAAACAATTACCTCATAAACTAGGGTATCGTCACTAGGCACAGTTCGAGATATGTACCCAATTTGCGCAGTTTTGCTGCCTGCACCCGTCAATGTTGTTGTGACTGGTCCAGTCACCCGTGACAAAGAAACCTCAGTAACTGCATTAGGAGAAATCTGCGCCGTGCTGCTGGTTGCAAGATTTGTCGTCGGGCCCCAGTTCACTGAGTTGAGCCCCGCTCCAGGCGTGTAGAAAGACGAGTCCATGAAAAACGTCTTGCCAGAGTCACTCACGCTGTAAATCTGCACACGGTCTTTGTAGAAGCGAACTACTGAGCCATCGTATGTAATCGCCAGCTCTGTGTTCGTGTCGTATCCGCCGTAGGTGTCCTGCAGAGTGCCACTCAAATAAATCTGCACCGTTGCACTGCCGGTGAAGTACATCGCATAGTCGACTGACGTGTGATTTGCATCCGTCGTAGGATCTTTGTTCAGGCCTATCATGATGTCCCCCACACCATTTGCTTTCGCACTGATGTGGCACACCGGATAACCGGAAACAGAGTAAGCCTGTGAGTCCCACGCGGAGCTGCCGCCCTGCTTGATGATGTTCGTGTCACTGACCCGACAGTTGCCAGTCGTGAGAAATGCAGTGAGTGCATACTCAGTGAGTACGCCAAACTCAACATCGACGACCGTCGTGCCCGGCTCGAAAAACGACGAGTCCATAGCAAACTGACGGCCGGGGTCAAACACTTGACGCACAACCGTGTTGTTCCGGTAGTACCTCACCCACTGCCCGTCGTATCTGACTTCGTATCTGTCGTTTGCAGAGGCCGCAGTCGACCCCACTACGTTGACACCACTTTCATAGATGTAATAGCTGTAATTCGTGCCGTCTGCTGTATAGAGCTCGAATGCATAGTCTAGTGACGTGTAATTCTGATCCGTGGTGGGATCCGAGTTGAGCCCGATGAGACAGTTGGCTATGCTCGGATGCTGTGGGAACCGGAACTTGAGCGAGCACGCATTGAACAACTGCGGCGAGTAGCAATCAGAATTCCATGCTCCGCTCCCGCCCACCTTCTGAATCATGCCGTTCTGATACTGACAATTGCCGCGCGCGATAAGCTGAAACGCCGCTACCGGAGTCGGTGACGTCGGCGCCATGTTCACACTGAGAACTTTGCCGCCTGGATCGTTGAACGAGCTGTCAAGGAACAACGTACGCGGACCGATCAAGAAGACAGCACGTTTGATGACACCATCTATCATGTAACGCAAAGTCGTCTGGTCGAAGATTATTGCGAACTGCGAATTCGTTGTGTACGAGCCTGCCGAGCCCACCAATACTCCGGACTCGTATATGTCAACAAGTCCATCAGCACGCATCTGCATTGCGTAGTCAATCGACGTGTAACTCTGATTTGTCGTCGGGTCCGAGTTCAGACCCATGATGATGTTTTTGTTTGTCTGCGCAGCCTTCCAAGTCAAGATAACGCCGTTGCTGAACGTCTCAAGTGAGTAGCAGTCGGAGTCCCACGCGGAGCTGCCACCGACCTTTTCGATGCTCGAAGACGTGGCAACACACTGCCCTCTTGGCACGAGTGTCATCGTAGGAACGATGGACGTCGCTTGCCCTAGCTTGCCAGAGTTGTCATTCGGCTCGCGTGCTGACGAACCACCATACCTGTTTCTTGCAACGACCCAGTATCGAAACTGTCCGGCCGCGGCCGTCTGTGCATCATTGTAGGAATCGAACACACCGCGTGCGATCTTCGTTGCGTTCGAAAAGTTCTGCGCAGCGGTCGAGCGCCATACCTCAATGTACTCGAATGACGACAGTGCAGGGTTCGTCCACTTCAAGTGAATATTGTCTGGCTGTGACGCAACAGACAGGTTAGTCGGGGCCGGTGGCAGTTCTAACGGCGGAGTGGTTGCGTCAGGAAATTCACGCTCAGTAGCGTTTTCCGGATCCCATTCCCAAAGCTCACTCCGCTCTTCTTTGAAGAGAACTTCAGGCAGTCCTGTCTCACTGCTGATCTTGAAATTCTGCACACGAAACACATCCATGTCCCAAAGCAGCTCCGGCACATCAAGCATGACCGTGTCCCACGGTCGAATCTGAAGCAGACGCGGCTTCATGTCAGCAGAGAACGCCTGCATGTTTCGCGTTTTCTGCAGACGTATGAAGCTCAGATATTGAGCCGTGTATTCGTGAGTCGTCAGTTTGGACTTGATCGTCAACGGCAAATACTCGCCATCGTCCTCTTGATAGTCGAGATTCTGTCTCGCTAGACACTCGATATCACGCCACAACTGCACGGCGTTCTGATAGATCGCGCGCACCTCGTTGTATCGCTTGTCGTGCGGTGCCTCGGGCATGAACGACACTTGCCCTGCAAAGTCACGGCCCCGGATGATCACAGTAGGCACATCGTAACCGCCCGCAAAAATATGCCACTGACCCTGTGCATAGAATGCTTTGCCCGACATCGCCTCTTCGAGTATTTCTAGGTTCGCCGAAAGCGTATCAGCAGTTGATAACAACCCATTGCACGTGTACTGCTTGAGAAAGACATCTCCAGGAAATTCTATGGTCGCATCTGCTCTGTTCGCAGCAGCGGCGAGCTCCGACAAGTTGATGGTTAAATACTCTTCAGCGTAACCAGACTCGAACGGATTAACGCTGTTGCCGCGACAGATGTAATCCCGCGTGCACAACGGCACATTGTCCGACCACTGCCACGTTGACTTAATTGCCTGCCTGTGCGAACCCGAGCCACCCACCGTGCTGTCGAGACGAGGATCGTAGACCTTTGAGCCCTTGAACACTACTGTCACAGCAGACGGTGCACCAGTCGGAAATACTTTGGGGTCGTCCGCGTTGCTTCCATCACGAGTCATCGCAATGACAAAGTAAAAGTTTCCTCTCGCTCGGTCACTCGCAGTCCAGTCATCAGGAAAGTTCGCCATCAGTGCCGCGTCGGCCATCTGTGTGTCGGTGCCTAGATGCCACCAAATATACACCCGGTCCTCATACTTACCGGCAGTGACCACGCCGCCTCCTGGCGTGATCGATGCAACCGGAATCTCTATATCGTCTAGATAGAACGCTTGTACAGAATCAACCTCATGCCCTATGACATGAACCGCCTGCCACAAATGCGCGTTCTCTTCACCTGAAACGTCAAGGAACATCAACGTTCCACCCTTGCGGGTCTGGCCATAAGCAATACTGTCGGTGTTCACTGAGCCGCGTGACACAACCATTTGTCCGGCTTCCGAGTTGAAGCCGTCTCCGAACTTCGGTTTCTCCGACAGTACCTTTGACACGCCCACGGCAAGTGCTGCGTAAATCGCAACCTGAATGACCGCGACGACCAACGAGTTTGCCGTGAAATACGTCGCTATGGCTTGAGCGACGTAGGCAATTGCAGCAGGCATGTTATTCAATCTCCCATGAGCACAAGCACTCACCCAGTTCACGGAACTCGAAGCCGCCCCGCTGATTCAGAAACACTGCTCGTGCACCAACACAAACACCAATCATTATCTTGCGATCTTCGACCCGATACGCCACGACGTCACCGACATGCGCCATGAACGATGCACGCGACTCTTTGCCCAGTACCTTGCTGACGAACTCGGCCGGTCCACCGTTTTGCGTGACTATTTTGTAAGCAGACTTCTCATCGTGATACTTGCCACGGAACGACTCAGCATAATCGACGAATGTGTACATCCTGACGATGTCAGCCGCGAAAATGTGACAGTCAAACTCACCGTACTTGAAGGGACGATCGCGCATGTAGTTGAGCGCCGACGTAATAATCATGGCGCGCTCAGTGAGTCTCACCCTTTCCATCTGTCTTTCCTCAGTTCACGCGATTGCGATAACGCGGTGTGTTGTCGCGCGGAGGAGGCACTGCTGTCTCTTTGTTCGGGTCCGGACCCCACAAGATTTTCTTGTCTTCGAGTCCTGGCAGCCGTTTGTAGGCTGTGTCTCCGGGAAAACGACGCTGCTGCTCAGCATCCGTGATTCTTCTGGTTTTCGCGCGATTCCAGTTATTAGCGACGTTCTTCAGAACGATGAAGTACTGCACTCCATCGTCCTCGATGATCAGATTCGGGTAGTCGACTGTGCCTCGCCACACCTCAGTCGGTGTGTCAACCGGTTGACCTAGAAAGTCGGCTACTGAGTGGTATAGAAATGCAGGACGCCCGTGATTCTTCTTGATGATCACCGGGTCAATCAGCAACTTGGGAATCTTTCTGATTCCCACTCGAATGTCAGAGGGGCGATTCTCTAACTGCTCCTCAATCACGTCCATCATCGCAAAGTCATAGATGCCAATCCACGTCTTGCTGTCAAACGTGATTTTGGTAGCACCGTTGTGCACATAGATGGGGTTGTCGAGCAAGTCGATCCGCATGAAGAACAGTTGCGGAACTACTTTCTTTTCTAGAGCAGTTAACTGCCCTGATGCCATTGTCCTCATGTCGATATGTCCTCAATCAGAGACACGGAAAACGAAGACGAGAAAAAGCCTTGCGTTTTGAATCTCATAGGATCCTCACGCATGAAGAAGCGGCCTCGAGGCGACCCGATGACCACCGGCGAGTTCTCCGGAATAGCGACTCTGGTAGGAGGATTGAAAGTCACGTACCCGGTGCCATCACCTAGAGTGTTGAGTCCGTGTAGCAAGCCTTTGAGCTCGCCGTTCACTTCGATCATGTCCGCCTTCTGCAGCAAACCGAATTGCGTTGCAGGCAAGTCAGAAATGACGACGTTGTCACGCGGTGTCGTGTACAGCGGCGTGGCTATGCGGCCGCATCTCTCAATCACGAGCTGATCGAAGAAAACGAAGTCACTGGTCGTTGATGTGTTACACACGAGAGTGACGTGAATGGTTGTCGTCGACGTCGACGTAAACCTTCCTGTGTAGACGCCCTCGCCTATCGATCCGGAGTCGAGCAGCGTCGAGCCACCGGCAGCGGTGCCTACCATCACACGAAACGTCGAGGCCTTGCCCCGCATGCATTCAATCCGCAGTGCGTAGGACAGGTCGGCCGTTACTGTGATCGCGCCAGAGCGCGCTTGTCCTGCGGCCGCTCCGGTGTTTCGGACGCACAGTGTGCGACTGTCAATGAACGCATTCGCAGACGCTCCTGTCCACGGACCTATCTGCGCGAACAGCCCACCATTCGGTGCGACGTTGGCCGGAGCAAAAGAGCCCATGCGACGATAGAAGTGAGGCGGCAGCGTAAACTGGTTGTACTGATGTCGAAGACGCAAACCGAACGCAATCAGGTCTTGCCGTCTGTCGTCAAAGATCGGGTCAAACGTCGCCTCACACATCCATCTGTCAGTCGGCCTTCCCACAATCGTCAAGTCGCCATCGAACGGCGATATGGCCGGCCTGCTGGGCGAGTCGTACCACCAATCAGTAGTTTTGGGAAGAACGGACGCAGGCCAATGAAAAACACTCATGCTCTACCCCTTACAGACGACCGTTCAAGTTCAGCACCTGGACCTTAGCGACAGCGGCCTTCACAGCTTGCTGTGTCGTGTAACCCAACTTCGCATCGAGCTCATCGGAAGTGACACCCACAGTGCTGATTTGATTAGTCTGCTCAATTGAAATGTAGGTGTTGCCACCACCGCTTCCGCTGCTGCCTGACTCGACGTCGACACGACGGCCATTCATGTCACGCAAAAGACGCTGTGTGTCCCGGTTGTTCATGATGCGCGCGCCGGCATTGTTCCTTGACTGCAGCAATTCCATGCCCTCTTCACCTACGATCGTGTTTTCACGCAATGAGCTGGAGCCGCGCGCAGCATACCCAACGGTCGAGCCATTCAACGCACCGACTCCGGACGACCCACTCAGACTCGTTGCACTCGTTGCACCAGAACTGCCGCCGAAGAAAGACAAGATAGTGCGCACGACAATGGCACGCACTTGAATCCGGATGAGGTCTGCGATGATTGCCTGCGCCAGACTGCGGAAATCAAACTTGCCGGACGCAACCATTTGCGCGAAGCCTTCCGAGAAGCTCGTCATGAACGTGCTGCTGCTATTGTCGAGCTCGTCAAATGCAAACTTCGCGTAATCGAAGAACTGCGCATAGTGATTGCGCATAGACTCCGCAGACGTCTCGGTGGTGTGCTCAATGTTCCGGATGTTCTCCTCGGTGCTGCGCACCGTCTCGTCAACTCTCTTGACGATGCTTTCGTCAAAAATCTCTTTCGCACCACCCGTGCTTGAACGAATTCGAGTGGTGTCGTCAGGGTTGATTGTCCGACCGACGTTCGTACCGATGCCGGCACGACGTTGCGCCGCTGAATTGCGCCCGACATTGCTGATGAAGTTCTCGAAGTCTTCCTCTTCCTGCCTCTCACGCAGACGTCGCAGGTCTTCGGCCGTCAGCAAGTTCATTGACGGAATGCGCGCAGTCTGCCCAATCGCACGTGTGTCTATCGGCTGCAGCAATGAAGCTCCGCGGCCGCGCAGAGCTGCGCTCACAGGATCAGCAAGCGGGCCGCCTAACGGTGGGCCGGGGCCCTGAAGCGCACCCGAAATAGAGTCACCTATACTCTGCCCTACTTTGAAGGCTCCAGGTATGAGTCCGGTGATTCCTCCCGACGACCAAAACTCTTTCGATTTCTCAAGGTTGGCGTTGTACCGAACCATCTCGACATTCACGCCCTTGATGCCTTCAGTCATCTTGTCGACGCCACTGGCAGCGCCCGTGAGCATCTCACTGAATCGCCCGCCTGCTCCGGTTGCACGATTCAGCTCGCCTATGAACCGCGTCACCGAATTGCCGAGCACCGTAAAGGCAGAGCCAATCGTCGGCGTCATCTTTGAATATTCAGCCGCGATCTTCGGTGCTGCATCTTCAAGGGCAGCAATCAGTCTGCCAGTCGTGAGCTCACCGGCCTCACCCAGCCTGCGCAGCTCACCGATACTTACACCCATGCCTTCGGCAATCGCGCGCGACAGGCGAGGCATCTGTTCCATCACCGACCGAAGTTCGTCACCGCGCAGTGCACCTGACGCGAGTGCCTGACCAAACTGAATGACGCCGAAGGCTGCCTCATTCGCCGTCGAGCCACCGACTTGAATGGCTTGGTTGATCGTTGTCGTCAGGTTTGCAACACGCTGCTGTTCTAGTCCTAGATCACGTGTCGAGCGTGACAGACGCGCATATAGTTCCGCAGTCGGACCTAACGCACTGCGTGTGTCCTGCGCAATCCTGTAAACCGAATCTGAGACTGCAGCAAGCTGCCTCTGGTCTTCTACTACCAGTCGCAACTGTGACTGAACTTTCGTGTAAGCATCTGCTTGCTGGATGAGCTCGCGCGTGAGTCCGGCGATGATTGCAATAGGTATGACGCTGCGAAGTTGCCGCCAGCTGCCCATCACCGAATTGATACCGGCCGTGTTTCTCTGCAGAGCAGCCGTGGTCTGATTGGCTGACTGATTAACAGTCGTGGCCATCTGCTGAAAGTCTTCTCGCATCTGCCGCGATTGACGGTCGATGTCTTGCCGCAGACCAACCACATTGTCTCGAATCGACAATATGGCGCGGTTGACTTGCGCCGCACCAGACTGAGCCGGACGCGGGTCAACGTTGATTGCAATACCGGACTGTGCAGACATCACTACACCTCAAAAGGTAACGGGCTATGAGCGGCGATCGTGAGGTGAGCCGTGTGCATGCCGCACTAGCATCAAGATCGCCGCGCACCATCCATGGCACGCGGCTTTACGCAACTAACGCTCTCGTTTCAGAGCGTTGGCACGTTCCTGTGCTGCTTGCAGCTTCTGCTTCGCGGCAGCTTTGGCTCTCACATGAGCGCGTTGCGCGCTCAACATCAGGCGGGGAAAGTCTTCGGGGTGTCTAGCTGAGTACAGCTCCATATAAGCCTTGATGTCGTGCAGTGTTATCCACGAGTCTCCCGACCTCAGATTCATCAGGTCGTAAAACTGCGCACACAAATCTTCGACATCGGCCTCTTTACGTGGTCTGTTTGACAGCGGTGACGAGCCCGGTGACTCTTCTTCATCAGCTAGGTAAATGTCTCTGAGCTCATCCGTTATTGAGGCGTCGAACCGGATGAGCTCAACAAGTTTCCCTCCAGGTACTCGAAATCATCGAGCGCGAAATTGTTCAGCATCGCTGATTGCTCGACGATCATTGCTCGGAAGGGTGCGAGTTCTTTCGTGTTGAGAATCCTCAGCGCAAGCTCTTTTGAGTACTCAGGCATCTCTTTGCCATTGAGCGTGAACTTGCCGCGCCAGCCCAACAGAATGCACTCGACGAGTGCCTCGTTGAACAGCTCCGCACCCTTCTCCTCAGGCAACGCGACGCCGCGCGGCAGTTGCTTGATGTGTGGGTCACGGATTCTGTCGAGGGTCATGAACCAGTGCTCGGAGTTCATGCGGCCGAGAAGAAACTCCGTGCCGGGGCTGAGCATCACCCACGAGCCCTCCACCTGTTTCTTCGTGTCAATCGCGTAATTCATCAGTTCCATGTCATGCCTCACTCACTTTTTGTGTTGTAGAAACCTCAGACGCCGAGATTCTTGCGCGCGCGCTTTGCATCCTCCGCAGTCTGTTCCTTCGTCTTCACGGGCACCGACTCAATCGGCACCTCATCGACGATGAGGACGGCACCGCTGTGCACTTCGAAAGTCACATCGGGCTCGTCCGTGCGAATGACTTGCTCACTGTACACCTGACTGTGATTGCGACTCACGGAACGCACACGAACTGCAACGCGTGAGTCGACGTGATCCGCAGACACCTTCACTCGTGTCGTCATCTGACTTCTCCTGTTTGAAAAGAAGGGCAGTCCGATTGCAGACTGCCCTTGAAAAGACTGTACCCGTCAGTCGTGAGGAGGCACTCCACGCTGTCCGTGAAAACTGCAACACGAAAAGGCACAGTCGGTTTACGCCAACACAGCCTCACGAAAAACTGTCGATCCTCATCGAGTAGCCGTGCGTGGGTGACAACTTCGCCTGATACTCCATGTTACAGAGAACGTCGTCGTTGTTGCCCGTTCCCAGCACGTCACCGTTCGTGAACTCTATCTTGGGCATCGTGATCGCATAGGCGTCGTTCTCAGTGCCGCCCGAGCCGATGACCAGAGCAAAGCTCGAATCGATGTCATCGAGGAACCGGTTGAACAGCGCTTCACTGACGAAATAAATCTGCATCGTTCCTGTGATGACGAGACTGCCGTAACCGATGCCGATCGGATTCACACTACCTACCGCATCTTGCGGACGCAGGTTGTTGGCAATGCGAATAGTCATCTGTTTCACGAAGGCTCCGGCGCCTAGTGACGAACCATTCTCAAGTACTTGTCCGACGTTGTTTGATGCGTTCAGCGTCGAAGTAGTCGTGGCAGCAGTGTAGGCGCCTGTGCCGACTGTCGCAGTCAGCAGCCGGCCGCCGCCACCGAAGAAGTCCATGCTGCCTGTGACCTTAGCGCGCGAAGCAATGCGCATCTCGAACGTGTTCAGGCGCATGCCCGTAAACGGGTAGAATATGCCGGACCCACCGTTGAGGTCAGCAAACTTCTTCTCGATCGTGAATGACATCGGCGTCGAGCCATTGACGATTGATGACGCCGAAATCTTCACGCTCTGGCCGGCAGACTCGTTGACGAGCGCAACGCGACCGTTCTTCAGCTTGAGAGTCGTGCCACTCGACGTCTCGACTTCAAAGTAGCCGTTATTCGCAGCGTTCGAGAAACCCGACACCCACACGAACTGTCCGACCTGATAAATCGGCATGCTAGCAGGACGCGTGAGTGTCTGTGTACCGCCACCGTTCGCAGCGATGTCAGTTGCAATCACTTCCACCGGGGCGCTCATCAGATTCCCGAGCGCAGCCTCGAGGAACTCATTGTAGGTAGTGTGCGAGATTTCAATCTCGATACCGCCCTGAGCGTTCGCACCAACACGTGTGATGTCTACCACCTGACGATCTTCACGAACCTCGTCAGACTGAACCGACTCGAAACGACGGCCCAGTGTCTCACGCGTGTATCGCAAAGCCTTCAATGCACTTGCCGGTGTGACGCCCAGTGTCGACTCTTTGACGTAAGCCAGCTGGACGCGTGAACTGTCTGCCATGTTTAGTCTCCGGTTTCTACCGATTGGTGATATTCGTAAGGCACGCGTGCATTGACTTGCGACAACTCAGCATTCGCCCGGTCACGACCCCGGATGACAGTCACCGTGCACTCGCGGCAGATGATGCCCGACATCGGCTTAGCGACATCTGAGCCAAAGCTCTTCCCAGCAAAGATCGTTTCAATCGCTGCGCCAATCTCACGGCCGAGAGTCGTGCCCTCTCCCTTCTTCGTGAAAATCTGCGCAGTGATAATCCCCAGCTTCGAATAATCGATTCGGCTGCCTGCGTAGGCCTCGTCCTTGTCTCCGATAGCATCGACATACAGCCGCACGAACGGCGGCAGCGGCACACGCGTCTGAGTGTCTTCGAAGATGATCGTGATAGGCGGTTGTCGGTCCCACACTAACGGCCATCGAGTTCGCATTCGATCTTCAATCGCGTGCAGTACCTCAGCCTCATTCATACACCACCACTGAGAAAATCACTGGCGGCGATGATCGGCCGCACGTTGCGCAAGATCGCGGCCTCAACAAATCCTGCCGGTGCTTGCTGCGACCAGCCCTCGTTAAGCCTCTCTATGTAGGGCAATCCGTTCGTGATGTAGACAGGGCGGTTAGCTCGATACCGATACAAGCGAGCCTGCGCTGACAGAAACTGAATAGACTCCGCTCCGGGGCCATCTCCGAGAGACTCAAGTTGAGTGAAGTCAGGTGCGCCCACCGACACTTTCCAGTTACTGCGTGCCCTGCCCGTATCAACCGGAGTCGATGCCAGCAAGTCTCCGAAGATGTCGAGCACGAGTTTACGAGTGACGATGCCCGGCCCGAGCTCTACCTTGCGAGCAAAGGCAAGAAGGTCGGCCTCGAAGTCTCTTGTGTCGAGAGATATCATGGCTCGATTCCGCCACCGATGCGCGCAATCAAGAACGTGTAGGTCGCACCGGCCTCATCCGGCTTCAGTGCAATGACTCGATACTCGTCGACGCCACGCACGAGCTCGTCACCCTCGGCCGGCGTCTGATTGAATTCGGCAGCCTGAGCAACCGCACTCAAGTCGCCTGTGTGGTCTGACTGAGTCGTGTCACCGTCAGGCGTGCCGAAACCTTGCGCAGGTCCGAAGATAAAGCTGACAGTGCTTTCTGCGGCAGTCGATGACTGCAGAACTTTTCCTGACTTCGTATCGTAGGGACGAGATGAGCCACCGTGCTTGTACAAGCACGACTCAGGAATGTCATCCGCAACCGTGAACGCGGTGCTGGCTAACTGCGCGGCAAGTTCGCGAAAGCTCATGGCTCACGTCCGTAGCAGCTTGACAGTCTGAATGCCGACAGCACTCTGAGCCACTGTCCCGAGACTGCCTAGATGTGCAATGAGCTGAAAGGCAGAGTCAGGAATCACAGAGGCATTCGTCGTCGAATCGAACTCCACCTCAAGTGTGCCGACTGCAAACTTCTTGATTCCCTCGCGGCCGGTCTCCGCCGTACGATCCTTCGTCAGCAGCCAGAGCGCGAGTTCCGCGGTGGCTTCTTTCAACTCCGGTGGAATGACGTCGGAGTTGTACAGGTTGCCATCGAGCGTGACGGCACCGACACGCGGCCATCGCAGTGACTGTGTCAGCGTGTACGGAGACCCTTGCCACGTAATCGATCGATCAAGAAGCCGCGTGGCCCACACCAACGCGGCCTCTTTCTGAGCAGTCGAGGCACTCGTCCACTTGCCCGAGAACGGACGAGACTCGAAATACACCTCTGCCTCTGCGAGAGACGTGTACGAGTTCGCGTTAGCCGCGCCCGGAGTAGATACGAGAACGAGTGCCATGACTGATTGCCTTACCTGCGGCCGCGCGCCTTCAACTTTGACTTCTTCGAAGTCTTCGGCTTGCGCGTGACGGAGTGCGGCGGAGTCTCGCCACCTGCGTCCTCATCATCTTCATCCGAGATGTCCGAGTCGGCCGGCTCGTCCCGGTCGAGAATCTCGGAATCACCCTCATCCACCTCGTCGTCGAACTCCTCGTCACCGTCGTCCACTTCGTTCGCGGCCTTGTGTTCCTCATACTCCTTGATCTTCTTCTTGACCTTGCCGATATAGGCACGTGCCTCAATCGGCTGCTTCTTCGACAGCTCGTGCACGGCCGGGTCGAAAGCATCGACCGGAACTTCCACGATCTTGCCGCTCGCCTTCTTCACCCACACGCACTGCGTACGATGCACGCCCAGCAGTGCGAGGTTCTTCAGCGGCGGAGGCTGTCGCGTCATGTACTGCAAGATATGCAGCGTCTGCGCGTTCTCGGGCTGCGCTTCTGCTTCTCGGCCGACGGGAATGTTAAGCGTCTGGCCGAGCGCTTGCGCGAATGCCATTCGCTCGTTCTGGCTGAGCGCTGCGAACTGATCGTGAAGCGGCACGCCTGACTTGCGAATGGCCTTGTGTTGTTCTACTAGCGTCTGGACACTCATGAAACTACCTCCAAGAAACTTTTCTTTCAGAAGTGCACAGGGTCAGCATCCGTGCCGACCCAATGCGGGGGTTTGCGAGGGACTTGCGGCCTTAGCCAGCGAGGCGTGCTGCGAGCTCGCGACGCACGAGTGCGGCACCGTAGAGAATGTCGAACGACCACGCAGTCTGCTTGTGCTGGCGCGAGATTTCGAGCCGCAGTGACAGACCAGTTATGGGGTCGGCCGCGCTCAGGATGAGGTTGCCGAGACCGTTGACGTCCTGCAGAGGACGCGACGCGAACGCGAAAGCATCGCGGTGGAAGCCGAGATTCACGACGTGCGTCGCCTTCACTGCAATCGTCGCGGCAGTCGTCACCGCCACCTGCAGCACCGGCGCAATCGGAATCGCCGTCGACGCAACCGAGGCGCCCGCCGTCACATCAGCAGTCACCACATACGTCTGCGTGTGATTGCTGAAAGTGATGATGTCGCCTTCCTTCAGCGCGATCGCTTCGGCACCGTCCGTTGCAGCGGTGACGGACGACACGCCCGCGGCCGCGTTCGCCGCGACGTTGATCGTGCCCGTCAGCGTACCGGCCGTGTGCGTCGGGACCTGCTGATCCATGAACCAGCCGAAGCCCATGCGCGTCTCACGCATCTCACCATCGCGAATCACGTCAGTCGTGTTGCCCCAGCTGTAGTCCTGGAACGCACGCTGATTCAGTGCGTTGGCTTCGGCGTCCGGGTCCAGCACGGCATAGCGCGGACGCTTCGGCGCGCGCTGGTTGTTGAGAACCTTGCGCAGAGCCGTGGCCGAGCTGATGTCGAGGTTGGCAGGCGTCGCGTTGAACGGAGTCGTGCCAGCAGTGCCGGCGTACCCGTAGACACCCTTGTACTTCGAAAGAATGAAGGCATTGATCACTTCCGCCAGCGACTTGATCGCCTCCGATGTTTCCATCGGAATGAACGTCGCGCTCGCGTTGATCTCTTGAAGCTCCTTGTCATTCAGATAGAACGGAGCTTCTTTCCACTGATCGAGCGGCACGAGTGCCTGCGTCGGACCCTGATCCGGTGCAGCCACCGGCGTAACACCTGGAACGACGTCGCGGACTGCAACCGCAGACGGAATCGGAATGGTGATGACGGTGCCTCGCTGTGCGGCCTCATTGCCATAGTCCCGGTTCACGAGCGCGGGCATGACAGTTTCGGAGCGTAGCGCCATCAGACCACGTGCCAGAATCTTCGGCACTGCCACGGCAAGATTATTGGCCATGAACGAATCCCCTCACAGAGTTGATGAATTGATTGCTGCTGCACCTTCCCCGATGGGCACCGACTCTGCCGGTGCCTTGTCGAGAGTTTCTCAGCTATCAACCCCTCACACTCTGCGGAGGGATTCGCCCTGAAGGTTCGCTTTACCAGAAACGGATTCTAGTCACAATGGAACCGGGTGCAAGTGTCAGTCTGCTTCCATGTCGACGGACACTTCTCCTTTCGCAATTGCCTCCAGATTCTGCCCGAACCCAGCAGAGTCCCCACGTGAAATCGTGCGCGTCGACGACCGGCTGCTGCGATCACCGGGGCCCTTGCTGCCCGAGCCATTCGAGCGCTCGAACAGATACGGCGCCTCTTTCGTCAGATTCGTGACAAACTCTTTCATCGTGAGCGGTTTGCCATCCGTGCCCATGACCTCCTCACCATCGTCCTTCATGGCGACGATGTTGCCGTCATCGTTCAGACGAAACACCCCCGCAGCACGCGAGTTGATGTCTTGCAGAGCCCCCTTCGCCGGTGTGCCGACTTCGCTGACCACTTGAGCAAGCGTGGCCTGCACGCGCGTAGTTTCGAGTTCGCGGAAGGTCTTCTTGTGCTTCGTCGTCGCCTCTTCGGCAATGGCACGAGCAGAGGCAAGCTCAGACGCGTGCGCCTTGCGCATGTTCGCAGTGCGCTTCTCGACGAGCGCCTCAAGCTCTTCCGGCTTGTGACCCTTCTCCAGCTTCTCCTTCGCTTCGATCAGCTCTTTGTGCTCCTCCTCCGTCAGCACTTTCTTGCCATCGAACGCTGCGAGCTTCGCCGTGAGCTCGCCATTCGTCTTGCGAAACTCGTTCACCTTCGAGCTGAGTTCGTTCGCACGTTCGAGCGGCACGACGCCCTCGACTTCGAGAATCCACGCACCGTTCACTTCCTTGTAAAGAGTCTCGTGCTCCTTCGGCACATCTTCCTGCTTCTCGTATCTGAATTTCAGAGCCATTGTCATCTACCTCCGGTTTTATTCCTCGTTTTGAGGACGCTAGAAATTTGAATCTGTCGTGCCGATGACTGCGTGTCATACCACGTGTCATAGTCGAATTCTTTCGAGACTGCTCCGTCCATAGACGCTCGGGTGCCCGGCTCAATGCTTTTGTCGACCTTGCGTGCTAGCCGGCGCGCAGACGCACTGCCCTTCGCACGCTTCACGAGTTCCTCCCATGAGTACGTCAGCGGCACGAGCACCGTACGGCAGTTCCAATGATACGGCGGCCGACCCGGCCACGGAAGTGCGTTAGGCGGTATCGGGCGGTAACCGTCAATGTACCATGCTTGATGATCGTGCTCCTGACAGAACTCAGTCGTTCTAAAGTCGAGCGTCGCGAGTGCTTGCAATCCCTTGATGAGATCGTCATTGCCTTCATACGTCTCAAATATCACATCATTCGACAGTGTCTGTATCGACGTGCGCACCAACGCCTCAGCGTTGCGCGTGCTCACGTCCATTATGCCGCCCTTGAACTCCGTGAACGTGTGCCGCTTGCCATCAACCACCGACGTAATACGTTTGCCTGTAGACGCGCCACGCACTCTGCGCACCAAGTCACCCACGGTCTCGTTCTGCAGATAGCCCATGCGCATCTGATCTTCAAACTTCTGACGTAACGCAGTCGCTTGTCTGCCCCACCACTCACCGGACGGCGAGCCTTGCACGAGTGAGTTACGCGCGACTGCTTTCAACTGCTCGACAGTAAACACGGACTCGACCACGGACACTCCGAGTGTGTCATTGAACATGCGCGGCACGAATTCGTTTTGCAGTTGAGCAAGCGACGTCATTTCACGCAGATGAGCATCACGCAGGTCTCTGTAGGCCGTGCGAATCGTCGCCTCGGTGCGGAGTAACGTGGCAGTCAGCTTTGCTTTCTTCTCGCGAAACGAGAAGGCGTCAGTTCCGTCTAACGCCATCAGTTTTTCAATCAGCTCGTCACGCAGCATGAAGAGACGCCCGACCAACCGCGCTCGGGCTCCCTCAGCAAAACGGAGCACATCGACCGTATTGCCGATGAGCTCCGCCGCAAACTGATCGGACAGGTTCGCCACTTACGCCGCATTCCCGAGGTCTGTTTCCGGCATCGCCTTGATGCGCTTTATCTCATTCTCAAGACCCTTGTCGGAGTCTTGCTGACGTGCGGCTTGTTCATCTTCAAACGTTCTGTCAGGCGGATACATCTCTGCCTGCTGCATGTTGTAGAAGAACGTTTCCTCGCTGATTGCTCCGCTCTGCAACGCTTTCACGAGTGAGTCTAGCTCCGCCGACGTCAGAGTGAGTGCAGCAAAGTCGAGATTTAACTCGGCAACTGCAGATTGCATGCCTGCGACGTAAGGTTGTGCGATCGTGAGCACTTCATTCAATCCTTGCTGAGCAAGCAGCACGACCGATGCAAGCACCGACTGCTCACCCGAGCCGCGCATCTGGTGCGTGTCAGCAGCCTCGACGCCCTTCTTCTGCGCTTCGAGCAAGCGTGCTCCAAGCACAGCCATGAGATTCTCTTTCGCTTCGAGCGCCTTCTCTAGCGAGCCGAGACCTTGCCCGGTGAATTCGAGCATGCCCACCTTCGCCTGTGCGTCACTGATCATCCATGCTGACATCGAACCGATTTTCAGTTCTTTGTCACTCTGCTGAATGCCACACACGTACGGAGTAGGCAACGCCGTGTAATGCCGGCCATGTTCAAGGTCAGCGGACGACAAGAAGTGGCTGACATTTGCCTCGGCAATCGGCTCAAAGGGCGGAGTCAAGTCACCGTTGTCGTCCATCATGTCGAGAATGACTAGAGGAATACGAGTGAAACGCTTGCCGCGTATTTGCGGTGTAATCGTCTCCTTGTGCACGACGTACGGATTGGCACGCGGCCCTTCGCCCTTGCGCCACACCTGTACCTTGTACTCATTGTCCTCCAGCATCAGAACTTTCCACTGCGTGACGAGAATTATCTCGTCATCGTCCGGTGGAGCTTTGCGTTCTTCGACGATTTCCTCTAGCACAGCTTGAATGAGCACCGGCTCACCCTTGTCATCTGAGCCGTATTCCCACGAGATGAGACTCTCTGCCTGATACACCGCCACCCACGGATCAATTGACGAATCCGCGTCATCAGGCAAATCGAGCAGCAATGCAACTCGGGCCGTCTGCAACAACTCACGCACTGTCATGCGCGCGAGAGACACAAACGGCTTGCGCTTCGGAGTGATGCGAGCAAGAAAGCTGTCCTTTTCTATTTCTAGCTCTTTCTTCGTCTCGCCTGCAGTCGAAATGATCGGAGGCTTTCTGAAAGCCATGCCCGTAAAGCCGTCAAGAGTGCGCTGGGTCGCGCCAAGCCAGAACGCTCGTCGACGATATGAGTCGTACTCACTCCCAGTCTGACCGCTCAGCGACGGCAAATACTCATTGCCCTTTGCCTTCACCAAATTCTGTGCGCAGTCACGCACGAGTTTCCATCTCGGCAAATACTTCTGGTAGGTCGGGTGCTGTACAGCCGGGTTTCTTTTGACCGCCATGCTTTTCCCCTCACGCGCCTTGAAAGTTTCGGACTTCAACAATCGGCCGAACAACTGGAAACAAGTATTCAACAGGGTACCCGAGACTATCAAGCAGGTGACTCATTGCCTTTGCATGCGGTTTGTTTTTGTTCTCGTGCGTGTAGATTCGACAGTATTTGACGAGACGTTTGCACGAAGGCTCGAACGTCAGTGTGGGCTCTCCCATCATCGGTCCGAGCTTGCCATTTACTGCGTTCTCACGATCGCGCACGGCAGGGTGCGAACGTCGTGCTTGCACGATGAAGCCTGCTTCCTGAATGTAGTGGAAGTCCGTCTTTCCACCGGGCGAGCTCGTGTGCCGCTGATTGCCAGCCGGATCGGGGTACACATTCTTTATGCGACACTCGCCCTGACGCGGACCGGCTAGAAACCTGTACTTCTCGTGCAGAACTTGGCAGACATACGGTGTATCAGCGTTGTCGAACTCGTGCTCTGCAATGACATGCATGTGATTGCCGTAAACCCAAAACACACAACACGCCATCGGGTTGACGTTGAAGTCCATGCCCACACAGAGCTCACCGCCCGGGTCAGGAATCTGAACTACGTTAAGATTTGTAAAGCCGTAGTACACCACGCCCTTGGACAGATTGACGAACAGTCCGTCAACGAACGCCTGCGTGGCACGATCCGTGTAAGCACTCTCCATGCGCTTCGCGTAATCATCAGCCAGAGCACGGTTCGAGTGAGTCGATGCGTGCACGACACCGACGTCATAGTCCTCCTTCTCGTCTCCTGCGCAGATGTCATACCCCCAGTTGAGCTGCTCAGGCGTGCCCGTCAGAGTAATCTCTTTGCGCTTTGCGCGCGGATCGCGCACACGTGCTATGCACTGGTCGAGTACTTCTTTCTCCTGCACAAAGGGCTCGTCGATGTGAGCGCTGCCGACTGTCGGACCCTTCAAGCTGTCCGGCTCGTCTCCGGATGCAATCCAGATCGTGCCGATTCGCGGACCGTGCTTGATAGTGAATTCAAAGTCAGTGCGATGCTCACTCCACGTGAACGTCGGGTCACGCACCGCTTTGCCCTGACACAAAGCACGAATCACGGGAATGATTGTGCGCTTTGCGATCTTGTAGGACGGGCTGACGACTAACTGTGGCGCAGGCGCATTCAGCAAACACTGGGCGATGTCACGCTTTGCACCTATGAACGTCTTGCCGCTGCCATAGCCTGCGACGAACGACTTTATGAAGTTCGGCAGACTCCACCAGTTGCGTTGCGGCTCCCAAAACCCACCCTTGATGACCTCGCCCTTGTCATTGAGTATCGGATCTTCTTTGCGCCAGAACTCTTGCTTGTGATCCAGCATCGGCACCGGCACACGCGGCCGGCGTCGTAAAGGCATGACTATCGCGCTCATTGCGGCAGTCCGACCTTGCGGCGATACATAACTCGCATGTTAGCGAGTGGATTGTAGAACTGCAGCCACAAGAACGTCGCCATGTGCCACCCCAAGTCGTACTGCCACACAAACTGCGCCGCGGGTCGGCCTCTGATCTCGAGGTCCGCAGTGTCGTCCCAATGCCTTGCCCACGTCGGCAGTACTATCTCGCCCTTGTCTGACGTCGAGCGCATCAACGCCACCGGCAGCACGAAGAACCCTGCAAACCACATGAGCATGACAAAGATCCAGAGTCCGACAGCACTGACAACGCCCAAGACCTGCAGCCCAAAAATAAACAGGATGCGCTTCGTCAGCACGATTAGCAGCTTCTTTCTGTTCTTCATGCCGCGGCACTCTTGGGTGTGGTTATCAGCTCGTTGACACGATTCAAGAGCTTTGCATGTGCTGTGCGCTCATCCATCCACTGTGGTGGACGATCAAAGTCGAGTCGGTACTTTGACTTTTCCCACAGCACTCCTGCCACGGTGACGAGCTCTTGCGGCTCCAGCTGCATGCTCCACCCACCTCCCTGAAGCAAGTGAAACGATTCGTAAGCACGCAGCACACGAGACATCGATGCAACTGCCCGTGATTCGTCCTCATTCGGGCGCGCGAACATGTGCGTGGGCACGCTGTAACGCTCCTCAATGTGCTTGCGTACTGCGTAGTGAAGTTTTCTTATCAGGTCTGCAAGCACTGACGTCATCGCATGCAGCTTGAGTACCTGACTTGGTATGTCACCGATGTAAGGCACGTGGCTTTGGGTGACGAAGTATCGCAAGCACAATCGATCCGCCGACACGCCACGCGCAGTCAACAGGTCGAACATGTGCAGTACGTGCTGCGCGATCGAGTAACGGTTGTTTACCGCGCCCAGCAAGCGTGGTGTCATCGCGAGTGAGTGGACGATGTCGATGACGGAGATTTGCGACACAGAGGGCTGGGCCAGATCAAGCGACAGCCCCGAACCCGTTTCAACTGCAGTCAGCGGCCTTTTCATTGACCCTCCAGATGCTTGTCCGATAACTGCACGAGCTTCGTGAGTGCTTCCTCACAGAGAATCAGCCCACCGTGCACACCAAAGTTGACGACGAACCTCCGACCGGGCGTGCAATCAGGCGGAGTCCCTTCACGCTGCCAGCACATCTGACAACGACCTTTCTGCAGCACTGACACAGATAGCTGTGCGAGTGACTTTGCCAGCTCGCTTGCAGGCACTTCAACCGTTGAAGGCACAGGTAGTTGATCGGTCATTTGCGTGACTCCATGACAGGTATTGCGCGGCCCAGCCACGCATGAAGATTCTTTGCATGCTGCAAATCAAACATCAGCACGCGCTCACCGTGTGCGAACTCGGACGAACGCGTGCGAACTTTGCAGAGGTATTCTTTGAGCCGCGGCGCATAGACCAAGTCAGCTTCGAAGTAGAGTCTTCGAGCCGTGCGCAGCGGATCAATGGGCGCTTTGCGCGGCCGCTCGCGCAACGTCGGCACACGTGTCGTCACTGGCTGTGTAAAGACGCTGCCCTCAAGATCACCGGCTAGCCAGTTGTCTCTGCGCTCTACTGATTTGACTGAGAACGACGTGAGTGCATCACGTTTCTTTGGTTGAAGCTGCAGCCGTCCTTTTGCCGTGGGCATGAGACGGTCGGCTGCACCACGCGCAACGAGCTGCGTGGTCAGCAGATTCATGACCGTGTGCTGCGCTTTCTTGCGGCGTATCTGCGGCTGATAGTGTTTGACTATCTCGTCACGCGTGTACTGCCCGGAATGATTCGCGATAAACCGGAGCATCGCGAGCGTAGTCGCGGCTCCATTCAGTGCTGCCATTAATTTCAACCCCCAAACGTCGGCAAACCCCAAGCCAACATCGAGGGCGCTTATAGCGCGCTGATCAGAAATGACAAGTGGAAGTTAAGCGACTGAACAGAGATGTTCAGTGCAGGGACATGCGGCGCGCTGCAGTCACAGGCACGCCGCAAATGTCAATCACCAAGCTGCGTCAGGCTTGTACTCTTCACGCGTGCGCGCGAGAGAAACATTCCTTTGGGTCGGAGCGTCTAGCATGTCGAGTCTGAGACTGTCACCCACTTTCAATTCCCGAGTGGCCGGAACAAACCACGGATCAACACGAAGGACTACCGTGTCGCCCGTGATCTTCTCAACTGTTATGACGGGGCTGTTCATATCGTAACCTGATGCGGTTCACCAGACTTCGCACCGCAGTCGCAATTGGGATCAGGCAAGGCTTCAATCAGTTGACGAACTCTCGCGATGTTTACGTTCCATGCGTCAAACTCTGCATCAGCATAGAACTCGATAGGCGCTGCACTCACAAGAGAATTGAACGCGTCCAGTAGCTCTTGTTTCTGGTTTTTCGGTTCGGGCATAGAGACCTCTTATAACGCGCTCAGTGCCGCGCGTTCAACTGGACCCAGTCTCGTCCGTCTGCGGTTCCGATCGCTTCGCAGAAGGGAGCACCGGAGGTGGTACAACGGTCTCGAATGGATAGTGCCCACCATAGTGCTTCTCGCAGTAGTACAGTTTGCACCAAAGTGGTTTGTGGTCCCCGAGTGTGCATCCCTGCGAACCGAGGAAATGGCAGTCTCCGTTCTCCTTCGTACGCAGCACGTCAAACTTGCAATCATCAATCCGGATGACTCCGGAGACTCCTTCCCAAATCGGAAAGCCTGCCATCTCTGCCCGTGCACGTTCCATGCGCGTCATGTAAATGGCAATCTGATGATCAGGCAGACGCGTGCAGCACTGCCCACACGAGCTACACGTCTTGCCCAGGTCCTCGCGCTGATCGTACTGTGAATCTGCAGGCAGAGGCTTCGCTTCACTCGGAATGAATGTGAGGATGATGTGCTGCTCGGCCTGCCACCAGGGCAGGCCATACGCGGCCGGCATCACCACCACCTCCACCAGCCTCATCAGTGCATACTTCGCAAGCAGTTTGCTGGGCAGCACGTACTGCATGCGAAGTTCAGCGGCGGCGATCTTCATACGTAGTTTTCCGAGCCGTCGCGAGACGTGTCTGGCAGTATCTTGAAATGCCTCTCCCTGAACTCGGAGTCGCCGCGCACCGCCGTGACAGTCGTGTAGATACCACCGCGCACGAAGAAGCGCGCGGTTAGCTGCATCCACAGAGGGCTGATGGCAACGCCGATCGTGTCGGCTATTTCGTTCGTCACCGCTTCGTGAAACGCGCCTTTATCACGGAACGTCCACATGTAGAGCTTCAGTGATTTCAGCTCGACACAATGCCGGCGGGGCAGGTAATGCAGTTCGATCTTGCCGAAGTCCGGTTGCCCAGTCTTCGGGCACAAGCATGTGAACTCCGGTACTGTGATGTGAATCAGGTTCTCACTGCCGACCGCAAAGGGTGCGTCAAACACTTCGAGACCTTTGAACTCTTCACGCTTCATCATTCTACCTTCTCCTCGTTCAATCGTTCACAGAATTCTTGTGCCTTCTTCACGTAGCCGAGTGAATCCATGACCGGCCAGTTCCAGTTATAGACTCGCCACCTGCCATGCGAAAAACGAATATGCGGACGTAGCTTGGGCGCCGAAACCCACAGCACTTTGTTCCGTCCCAAATGATCAGCTCTCTTCGTCCTCCGCATCTTCCATCTCCCGTTCGGCAAGCCATCCGGCGAGCACTGCACGTTGCTTATCTGACAAACCTCGATGCTGCTCGAACGCTTTGCGTATCGCTATTACCTTGCCGTCTTTCGCGCTCGATGTCTGTTCGTAAAGCTGCTTTGCTGACAGCTCTTCAATGAGCGCTGCCTGCCGCTCGTTTCGCTCTTCCCACCACTCATTGCTACGTGAAGAACCCATAGTCCCTCCATAATGCACTGCTGCGCCTCACCGGCACGGCCTGAGTGCGCGACGTTCACATGCCAGTGATGCCATGCCCGTGAGACTTCTATGTGCCGCGACCAGCCGACATGTCCGCAAGTTGCACACCGATATTGATATACGTAACTCGGATCACTGCGACCGCCTGCATTGCCGCGCGGAGCTCGTGACTCTCTGCGCCAGCCGGTGATGTGCCAGCGGCTGCCTCTGACTCCCGTCCTGCCGCCGTGACGTAGCGTCCAGGCTCTGTGACTGCGGCACTTCGTACAAAGAAACCGAATCGGCTGCCCGACTCCTGCTGACCTTGACATCACTTCTCCTTGAACTTCTCGTGCCCAATTCGATGAATCTCCTGAATCTCTTCAACCGTGCACATCTGCGGAGGCTCAAACTCTTTGACACGATAGTCTTTCTCCACGACACCACGCGTCAAGTTACCCACCGCACACTGCCGGACAAACGTCACATGCGGATTTTCGAGCGTGTGATCCGGCAGCCTGCGCAGGTGCGCACGGCGCATGTGGAAGCGCGGTGACGCGTGATGACCCTTCGGAATGTACTCGCCTTCGAGCGGAGCTGGCTCGACGTATTCGTGATCGATGTCGAGCACGTGATACGTGTAGCCGAGACGGCGGCCCTTGATCGTCATCGCACGCCGCGGCTTCGACTTCACCTCGGAGCGCGTGACGCCTTTCTTTGCATGCACGGCCACACAGAACTGCAAGAGTGCTCCGATTTCCATCCACATCGTGCTGAGTGCATTCAGCTCAGCCTCACGCGGTTCCCATTTGTTCGGACTCGTGAAGCCGAGCGGAAGCGCATAAACGTTCTTGTCGTGCGGGGAAGTCACACGATTGTCGTAGTCGTCAGTGATTGCAGCAACGCCGTTCGTCGCCCAGCCCTTCGGAATGACTCGCTCATCGACATACACATCAGCCGAACGGTACTCGAATGTCTTGAAGCCGATGCCTGAAAGAGTCTTGTTGACTTCGGCATCGGGTGACTTGAGATGCTCACACATGATGACGACTTTTTCCGGTGTTGCACCCTCAGTCTCCCAATGCGGGTAGTAATCACCCCGCACGTCGTACTCAAGCACGAACCGTGTGTAAGGAGGGTAATGCAGCATGTCTAGCTCAGTGGCCGTTGCATCCATGCGAAACTTGTTTCGATCATTCGGCGCGTAGAACTCGTCGCCTCGATAAAAACGCCCGTTCGTCGGCAGCCGGAACTTCACCGACGCAATGAGCTGTGGCACCACGCGCGGCTCGACTGTCATCTCTCTGAAGGATGAATTCCCATTGGGACCGAACAGTACATAAATGCGCTTGTTCGTATCCAAGTACCGGATGAGCTCGTCGACGATGCCCTCACCTTGTTCGTTCATGTCAGTACCTCGTGCGACCGGGCGTGGCGCGTTCATGGCCGTACTTCTTCAGAAACTCCGCATCCGACAAAGCATTGTCGTCGCGTCGCATCTGCATCTTCTTCTCGCGTACGAGTGCGGCAGCGGATTTCTTCTTGGGACGCTTCGCGGCAGACACAGCACGCTTCACAGCGCGAGCCGTGCGCTTCTCTCCCAGTATTGCCGAAGCGTACCGGCAGTCCCTGCCCAGCAAGACGTCGGTGAGATTGCCGAGAGGAATCTCATTCTCATCATCCGGCATCGGCATGGGCTCGCCCTTCTTCCACGGCTTGACGCCGTACTTCTTGCACAGCTTCACGTAAATAGCGTCAGCCGCTTGCGCGCTACGATAAGGATTCGGATCAAAGGGCAGTTTGAGAAATTTCTTTTCCGTCTTCCTGTCTATCTTCTTGTAGAGAGTTCGAATGCTTCGACTGCCCTCCCGACGTTGATTGGCAATCATCTCGGCGCGCAGAAGTTTCGTTGCAGCGTTGAAGTCTCTCTCCAAGCGAGGCCAGTCGTTGCCGACAACCGTTGCTTTGGGAAGCTGCTCACGCCAGTTGAGTATGTGCTCCTCCGCATGGCCCAACGCGGCCAGAATCGTCAACACGTCTTCAGTTTTCATAGTTTCTCGGCCTCCGCAGATTTGATCGCCGCAAGAACTTCGTCTCGCAGTCCAGCAGGCAGCATCTTGCCGTGCGTACCGTACTGCGCCCAATCACGCACAGCCACGAGTGCAGCAAACATTTCAGGTGCTGCTTTCTGCAACTTGCACACGGGGCACTGCTTCACACCCATCATCGTGCCGTGGAGCAGGCAAGTAGTGCCCACCTGCTTGCCGACCGTCGTGATGTCTACCGGACGCTTCACGTGGCGGAGCGGCCTGCCCTTCGCGAGTGCCTCCTTCTGTGCCGGCGTCAATCGTGCGAGACGCTTTGCTCGTTTGTTAGCCATTGCTATTTGCCCTCTTTCGTTTGCCCGTAGAAACGTCCGCGACATGCAGACGTTCGCAACCAGAATTATACACGTGCACATGTTGTGCACCTACCACGGCGCGCGGGACGCATGTGCTTGATATCACTGTTCTATTGACTGTTCTACGGGCAAGCAGAACACAGAGCGCGCATGCCAGCGAATATGAGCGCTGGTAATCGGCTATCTCAGTGTGGGTGGTGTCACCGTCCGTGTGACACAGAGAACGGCCGAGGTGCATACGTTACCCTCGGCCGTATCACGATCAATCTTGCGGTGTAGAGGGCTTGCGTATCGGAACTATCTGCCCAGCACTGCGTGATCCATCACGCGTGATCTTCTGCAAAGTCTCTAGCCATCCTCGTGTCGCATCTCCCACGAGTGCTTGCGCATACTGCTCACACGCGTTGCGCGCTTGAAGCTCAGTATCGAACGGTCCCTGCCTGTCTGCCCACGTCTCTTCCCAAAAATACCATTTGCCATTCTCCTCGTGCACAGGGTCGCGTGCTTCTGCATCGATGTCCGCGAGGGGCACGGCTTCGAGTTTGTACTTGTCGCCTGGGTCCATCTCGATCGTGATCGGGTAATCATTCTTGAAAGCAGTAATCAGCAAATCTGCTCGTGCTGCCTCGACTCCGCAGAGCTGCATGACACTGCTGAGGAACTGGTCCCACGGAATGCTGTCACCGAATTGCGCGCCGTTCGTGTCGATGAAGGCAAGGCGTATGTGATCGACTTGATCAGCGGGCTCGCGCAAGAAGCGTGCCCACAGATTCATCTGCAAGCCGATCTTCTTGAAACCCGACGACTGCACGAGCTCGACTATCGCCGCGGTCTTTGCCTCCGGCGAGTTGACCATCTCGTTTGCCATCGACAGAGCTTCGTCCCAGTCCTTGTCACTGAGCTGCGACCAGAACTTCCGGATTTCTTCCTCGGTGACGCCGAAAGACGGAAACGGAAATGGCCGCCACTTGTGACCGCAGAACTTGCAGCGGTGTGTCTTGTGCGGCGGATTGTCCCATTTCTCCGGATGAGCGCAACACGCACCGCTATTCTCTACTGTCACATGATGTGACGCCGTTCGATATGTATTGCCGCAGTTCTTGCACGAGTCGTCAGGCACGTCAATGTGTTGCTGCTTGCACTCCGGACACTGCAAAAGCATAGGCGTGGGCACATCGTGAAACGGCGCAGGGACAAACAACTTGCCCTCAACTATGACATGGGTCACCTCCGCCTCATGCGACGTGAGCTGCACATCAGCCGCATCCATTGCAGCAGCCTCTGCCTCTACCATCACGCACGACTTGACGACACGTGTGTTCCACTTCGTCACAGCTTCATTCGGACTGAGATAGTACCCACCTGAAGCGCCGCATCCTCCCTTGTGCACACTGCAAATAACTGCCCACATCTCAACAACGCAAGCATCTGGCACAGGCAGCATTTCTTTCGAGCTCTGAATGATGAGCGCTGACGTTCCTAACGAACAGAACGGACAAGCTTTCTTAGCGAGCACGGGGGTTGAGTCGCGGGAGGACATACAATCTCCTGTTGTTGCGTGGGTAAAATTTGCTCGTCGTGCGCAACGTGACGAACAAATGACCATGTTTGAAACCTTCGACAAAGCTGTCACCCTTGCTGAGTCGCTTTGCATACGCCGTAGCAAGTGTGTGCAATGCCTTGCGCAAAGCACTGCCCATCTCCTCACCGCTCAGTGCTCGAAGCACGTCACGTTGCACGTCGAAGACTCCGACGGGGTCACGCATGCCACACTTACTTGCGCGGCCGTTTTTGCAGTTTGGGTAAGACATAGGCGTCACTGAAAAGATGGTTGTGCGTGATTACTTGAGGCACATAGCGTGCCGGTGAGTTATACGCCTCTAGTCGATCGATGATTTGTCGCACACGTGTGAGTGTCGGTGCATGAAAGCTGCCGCGCCCGTGTGCGCGGTTGTTGCCATTGCGAGCGGCACTCGACGAGTCAGCCGACGACATCGGCAAGCGGCTCACGTATTTCGGGTTGAGCATCCGCATGCCATGCACACGACACGTCATCGTGCCGTCCTCGAGGCTCAGCGTGCGAAACGCTTCATCGATCCGGTGCCACCACGCTTTGCGTCCGAGTGGGAAGCGCCGGCTGCCACCGATTGCAACCGTACGGAAATTCGCTGCGAGCGTCCGCAGATAGTGCATCGACTCGTGCGGATGCCACACCGGCACACCCATTGAGTATGCCTTCGCCCAGGGAGCACGATTCACGTCGTCGAACCGCTTGCACCATTCGTCTAACAGCCTGCGGTTCGCGCGCTCGTCACCGTCAATGACATCAGGAATCACCGCCCAGTCGAAGCCCGGATGATGCCGCCACTCATCGACCCAATCGTAGTACGGCTCCCACTCCGTGATCGGCTTGCCCGACGTGAACGCGTTGTAGGCGCCGCAATCGAACACGTAAGACTGACAGAGTCCAGTGACGTGCTTGATGTCACGCGGGCTCAGAAAACTGAACAGCACGTGCTTGCCTTTGAGTGCTGCTCTACCGACTTCCTGTGGCGTGATGTCGGCACCGTGATAGTGAATCATTTGTCCTCACAAGGATCTTTGTGATTCGGATCTAGATCCGGCCAGCCACAGCCGCACACGGCGCACACATCGTAAGTAAACGGTTCGTCGTCGTACACGATGCGCTCAATCCGTCGCGGCGTCACCGTGACCGGCCGTGGCATCAACATCGGCACCAGATTCATGTTGCTCCCGCGTTGCGTGCTTCTGCTGTGGGCGGCTCACTATACGTCTCCTGCCACACACGACCGCGCAACCACGACAGAATCATGAGCTTCACGACATCAGCCGGAGTCTTGACCTCCCAACTAAGTCCTAGTGACGCCACCACAATTTCAATCTCGCGCTTCGCAGTGTCATGAAAGTACTGTTTCTGCATCTCCTCGATCTTCAGGTTTTCAACGGGCACGTCGACAGCAGTGGGCGTCACACCGATCCACACCGGCGGATGCGACCGGCCGTAAATCGTCAGCATAACGGCATGCCCGTGACTCAGCGCCTCTAACTCGTCCTTCGTCGGCCGCCACGCGCTTGCTAGTATTTGCCGTCCTGCCTCATCGACGCCGGTAAGAACTTTGAGCGTCTCGCACTCACCGTCACGTGCCTCGTCCCAGTTCTTGGGTTTCGTGAGAGACGAGTTAGCGCCGGGTATTTCTATCGGATTCATTCGTTCCTCGCTTCACGCACAACAAACTTTTGCAGCGGCCTGACCGGATTACGCCACCAGCAGTACAACTTGATGGGACGATACCACGGTGGGCGCGGAGCACTTAGTCCGGCGATCGTGATGATGTCACCGGCTTTCAAAGCCGGTGCGCCGCTCTTCAACAACTTCAAAGAGCTCACGGCCACTCCGTGTACGCAACTACTCCGAGATTATTGCCGTCACTGACTACCTGCACGGCCGTGACGTTGGGCAGCTTCGTGAGCTCCGCGAGCAGCACCGCATGCCCGAAGACGCACTGCTCAAGGATTGCGTTGACGTCAGAGAAGTCCGTTTTTACTGCCTCGTCATACGACGGTGCCGAGCGCCACACACGCACGATGTACGGAGGCAAGTGGGCGTCGTACGTTGCCTCAAAGAACTTCACTTTCGAGAAATCGGGCTGCACTTCGTCACTCTCGACATCAACGCCCGGTCCTGATTCCATCTGCACATTCTGCTCAGACATGCCGCACCTCCTCGATGCCCGGTCCTGTCAGCTTGAACTGCAACATTCCAGGGTGTTTGATCGATGCCCAAGCAAAGCCGCGGTCTCGTTCTATTTCAATGACCACGAGCACCTCACCGCAAAGACAGCACTCAGCCACGAGCGGCAAGAACTCGTCCAGCTTGCCACACCGAATGCGGAGCTCGTCATAACGAACTCGGCCCGTCGTACCATCGCCCTCGTGCAAGCCTTCGACGAAGACGTCACCGCTAGCGACCTTCTGCATCAACGTCCCGTAGTTGACGACCTTCACAGCCATTTTCACTCTCCTGTCAGCAAGACGGCCGAGAAGACTATGCTGTCTCGGCCGTCCGTGTTTCAGACTCGATTGACCTCTAGCGAGTAAACTCAGGTCGTTTGACCTGGCACGGTTCCTCCTGTCTGTTGCCGTTCACATCGCCCGCCAGCTCGCGCTGAATGCGCTCGTAAATCTCCTCACGATGCACGGGCACCGACTTCGGCGCATTGATGCCGATGCGCACCTGATTACCCTTGACTCCCAGCACTGTCAAGGTGACCTCGTTGCCTATCATCACCGTCTCGCCCGTCCTGCGTGTCAGTATCAGCATTAGTGCAATCTCCTATCGCTTGTATTTGCCTCTCTTCAACCGGCCGCACATGCTTGCCTGCTGTGCCAGCCACCAACGCAAGAGCTTTTGGGCTCTTGCGAATGATCTCGTGCAGAAGCTTCGTGTCGAACTCGTCGGCCAGCACGGACAATGACATCGCCTGCAGCAGCACATTGTTCGTGATGTCAGCGCCTGTGGCACGATCCGTCACACGAACGTATCTGCCTTCCTGTGCGAACCGCAAAATATCTTCTCTCGTCACGTACCCGAAACGCTCCGAGTTCTGCAGCATCAAGCGACGGCCGCGAGTGCGCACGATTTCTATAGTTCTATTCATGTTCATCGTTTACCTCCGTGTAGAGCTATACGGGCCACTGATAGACTTGCGGCTTGCGCGCGTGCTCGACGAGCAGAGGGTGCATCGGCGTGCCGTTCTTGTTGATGCCGAGGCAGCGAGCCGTGAGCCCGCGATCACGCATCATCTTGAGCACTTTGCGGTCACGGTCTCTGAACGTGCCGTGATTGCCCCATGCCACAATGATGTCGTTCGGATGCCGCTCCCAAACGATGTCTAGCCACACGTCGTTCATGTCACCACATGCCGCCGGACCGTACGCCTTCATGAGTCGCGGTGAAGTAGCGCGCCGGCCGAACAGATTCACGAGCACGGCACCACCATAGCCCCAACGATCGGCAAGCGTGGTGCACTTGCGCGACGTCGCATCGTCTTTGTGCCGGTTCGCTGTCGACGGATTCAGCATGACGAACACGACCTTTGGAAGATCGTTCCGCCAGATGATTTCGAGCACCCAGCGGTAACGACCGTCTCTGGTCTCTGCGCACTCACGTCTCATTGCGGTACCGGCTTGACCGTGTCACACGGCTGCACGCCGTTGTCATCTTTGCAGAGGTAATACACCGGATAGCGTGCCCGCTTGTCATGATCCGCCGTCTTGCACGCCGTCAGCGCGAGTGCCATCGCTAAGAGAATTACTGATTTCACGTTCTCTCCTTGCTGCTATGTAGTCTGCCATCAGTCTGCTGCGCTCATCTCGATCAGCTATACGCCTGAGGCGTTCATACATCGCCGGTGAGACGCGCGGCTCATAGCGCAGCTCTTTGAGTCGCTTGCGCACACGATCGGCGCGCAGGTCCGTGTGCCCGACGGTGTACATCGTCGCAACGTCCCAAACATAGTCGTAGGTAATGATGTAGCACGTCCGTGTGTCAGGGTCGAAGTGATCGAAGCCCGCATCCTTGCACCGGCTGATGTTCAGAGAATCGACAAACTCAGTCTTGTAAACCGCTACACCTCCGCAGAACGCGAGAAAGACGACGGCCGCTCGGACCGTCGTCCACTCCGCGTCAATGAGCTGACGCATGACACGCTCCTAGCGCACCTCACAGGTCGCCGTGCGGCCGGATGAAGTGCAGTAAATCGCCCTCTCGGGCTCCGGTTGCTTCGGAGGGTCGATGACGATGCTGAGCTCGGCCGACAACGGTCCCTCCGTCTTCTCTGCATTATACGCAGTGACAGCAAAGAACCACGGCCCCGGTGTCAGTCCGGTTGGCTCATAACGCTGCACTTTGCCCAGGTCTACCGGAGCGGAGTAACTACCTGATTTCGTGCCCATATAGAGCTTGTATCCGAGCACGTCACCTGTCGTCGGCTGCGTCCACGCAAATGACGTCGGACTTGCGCCTACAGACGGAATGTCACCGGGCGGAGGTGTGATGTTCACCTTGTCACGCGTCGTCCATGTCTGCGCCGTCGACGTCGTCGAGCAGATGCGCACTTCACCCGTCGGCGGAATCGTCGACCACTTCTGCCAGCGCTGCAGTCCGCCAATAGTCGTAAGCACGATGTCGTCATTTGTCTTCGGCGTCATGCACTTCGGTGAGCTGCATGCACTCTTCGGCGTGCCCACCGTAGCCGTCGGGCACATGCTCAGTGTCGTCGGTGTCGGCGTCTGTGCTTCACTCTCGGGCACGAACAGAATCACGGCCATCAGCAGCAAAACGAAAATCACTGCTCGTGCCAGAAAGGCGTCACTCAACAGAAACTTTTTCATCTCGACTCCTCCTCAGTTGAAACAAGCGAAATCGTCTGCCCTCGTCACCGGCAACGCTGAAGCCCTCCGTCTGCCAGTTCGGCGCACCGCTCCGGGAAAGTGGGAAAATCGGAAGCGTTGACCATCACGTTGATGCCCACTTGACACCAGTGACGAGAACAGAACTCGGATTGCTCCGACTCCGCTGCCTCGGTCGGATACTCGTGACACGTGCACGCAGTCCGAGTAACACAGTTGAGGCAGCGGAGCGGAACTCAGTACGGTGAGTCAGGTCGCATGGCAGGGCTACTCAGGAACTCGCGCGTGCGGATCACTGCCGCGTCGTGATCCGTGCCTTCTGTTATCAGCCCGTTCACGAACGAACGCAGAGCAGACACCGACTCTGCAGGCACGGTCGCACCTACGGCCGCGAGCACGTTGTCGATGAACGTCGTGCGCGCAGCTTGAATCTCGGCTTGAACTTCTTCGGGTGTTGGCATCGTCAGTCTCCTGTGAATCAAAAAGGATGATATGCGAGTGCGTCAGTGCTCGTCTAATCCGGTGATGCCGGCATGACGCGTAATACCTTCTGTGGCGCCCGCTGCGCCACGTTCGTGCTCCGGGGCGGGCTTAGGTTGGTCGGGCCACGACGGCCGCACACCTAGCTGCTCTTCGAGAATATCGGCCACGAGCTCTTGCATGAGCGTACGGAACGCTAGACCTCGCTCTTTGCCGCCCTTGATGCCCTCACTGACTGCGCTAAGTTTGATCGCGCCTAGCCAGACGGCGCCCTTCATCGTGCCTTCGAGCGCGTAGTACGCTACCCAGCGTTCGTTCTCGACACGGAGTGCCAGCCGGCCGATTTTCGCTAATTTCTCGTTCACTTCTTTGCCCTCCGCTTCTTGGCTGCACGCTGCTTCATGATTTCGTCATAGCCGTTTAGCCACGCTACGATGAAAGCTCGTGACCACGTGAGCTTGCCGTCATACTGACGGATGTCCCCGTACGGAGCTTCACGCGGCTGATTGAGGGTCGCAGCGCGTGCGCCTTTGCGCATCGCTCCGAGCAGTGCCTTGTTCATCAGAGCCGCACGCGTGGGCCGCGCTCTTTGCAGCGGTCACACGTCACGTCATCGTACGTGTCTCGGGTGTACTCTGCTTCTGCCTTCCAGATGCGGTTAGCACTCTTCTTGCGGCCGCAGATGGCAATCGTGTGCGTGACCCGTGCGGCCTTGCCGGTACGCGCACCGCGCACGAGATGCACTACCGGCACAGTCAGCTCATGCTCGGGGTCTGTGACGTTCGGGTCAACGATGCTCGCAAGCACCAAAACAGGAATTGTTTTCATGACTTCTTCTCCGGGTCGATGATTTCGACTTTGCCGCGCAAAATTTCGGTCGGCCAGCACTTAAGCCGTTGTCCCTTGACGACAGCAGACTCATCGACATAGCGCACCACGTACCCCTGCTCCTCGTCTGCAATCGTCACTCCTCTGTGTCTGCTGCACTGGTTATGAGCAAGTATTCCTCACCGTTGATTTGTCCGAATGCAGCCGCGAGAAAAGCGTTGCCGCCGTTCATGTCAACAACTGTACGCAACACCTCAATGTCACGCGGTGCTTCACAACGAGCGTTGATGCTTTCGGTTTGCCGCTTCCCTACGTTCTTGTGACCAAAGATCATCCGAGCGAGAGCTCGCTCCTTCTTGAGTTGCTCTCGCTCGGATTTAGTCATTACCGCTTCGGCGTCTTGGCTGCCGAGTCGCGATCTAGAGCTCGCCTGACGCGCTCAGACACATCACGCACGATTGCGTCTCTGAGCCAGTCAGTCCACTCAGGTCGATGAGCAGGTGGTGTGCTCTGGCTGTCACAGCTCGACTGAGATGACACAGCATCACTCTGAAAATTGAACAGAATAGTCAGCAGCTCCGCAACGCCCTTGTCACGGATGTGCTCAGCTTCCGCCGTCAGCGGCCACATTACATGCCCACCGCTGTCGACAGCGGACTCCGAGACGCGGCCCTCACACGCACTGGCCCAACGTGCACAGGCACCAATGTACTTGCTAGCCAGCGGCATGAACCACTGTCGCAACTGAGCCAGTAGCATCGCGCGCTTCTTCTCATCCGTTTCGAGTTCGCGCCTGATGACATCAAACGCAAAGTCGAGCGGATCACGATTCGACGTGAACATGTGCAGTGCCTTGATGCGCTTGACAGCAAGCTCGGTGACTTTGCCGAGCAACGGTCCTTCACTGATAGGCACACGTGTGCCGTCATCACACGTATAGGCCTCTTCACCGATCGCTTCACCGATCGCCTTGAGACGATTCTGGTATTCGACATAGGTGTTGTAGTACTGAGTTGCGGACTTCTCCCACATCGTGGCAGTCTGCCGCGCTTCGTCACGCTGTGTGAGCAGCTTCTTGGCATCTTCCAGAGCCGTGTTCAGGTCGGTCAGCGCGTTCTTCAGCTCGATCTTGTCACGCATCTGCTCATCAGAACGCATGCGCAGCTTGACTATCAAGTCCATCAAGATGTCGATGACTGGGTCACCGTTCGAAGCGATGTGCGGATACTTCGAGTTGTCGGGGTCGTTCTGTATCGTGGGCATTGTTTTTCCTGTCAAGTAGGTCGTGAGGTTCGGCATGGGCGCGCCGCACACCGAACAAGTAGCATGATTCGTGAAAGCGAAGCTGCCGTCTATCCAGTAACGCTTCGTCTGCCACGGTCCCTTCGAATCACACTGATGTGCGGCGAATCCGCTGGGCATCGTCGTCATCTCTCCTCCTATGAATGTGCCGTGCGTCCGTCCGGATATACGAGCACCCACGGACAGCCGGCCTCACGTGCATAGCGCAGTGTCGTCCACGTGCCTGAACGACGCTTCTCTTTGAACGTCGACGGTGCAGCGATGAGCATCTCACATGCCAGCACGATGTCCTTATCGCGCACGAGAAAATCCGCGGCCGGTTTCACCACTACCGAAGTGTTCTCGACTTTGTAGCGCTCGCAGTGAGCACGCAGCTTGTCATCAGTCGGCGGGTGGATGACGATCTTCGGCACGTTCAAGCGCAGAGCAATGAGATGCGCCTGATAGTCGGCACCGCTGCAGTCACCGTGGTGCAGCTCTGACTGAGCTCGCAGCAGGTGTGCTATTTCCTTCTCCTGCTTCGGCGTCATGCCGACTCGTGTGCCTGTGAAACCGATCTTCATCGGCATTGTCAGCTCCTCTTACTCTTGATCAGCGGCCGCATGTTCTTGCCGACCTTTCCAAACTTTTCCTCATACAAGATTCCCTTGCGGCCGAACGAGTCCGGCCGGGTCGTCTCGACGGTGAGTGCTTGCGCACCGAACTTCACCTCAATCGTGCCGTCGATTTCCTCGCCAGACTCGTCACAGAGGCTGACTTCGAGAGTCTGCCCCGGCCCGATCATCACGCGCATCGGCTGCTTACTCATCGTGGCGAGCTCCGGAAGATGTCGAGGAAAGAGCGCTTCGAGTCGGTCAGCGGCACGTCGATGTACGACAGTGAGCGAAAGAGCGCAGCCTCTTTGCGCGTCACCAGTCGTACTTTGTACGGTCCGCCCTGCGGCCGATCATGCCGGCGCACACGCTGCTGCCGTGCCTTCTTGTAGCCGCGGGCATAGCGCGCGTTGTATTGCCGATAACCACGCTCTTTCTTCTGGATGAGACGTTCTCTGAACGACGGCTCCTTGAACTCGACCGGTTTCGGCATATCAATTACCTCGTTATCTGCTGTGTTGGTTCGTCCGATCAGATATACGGACGGGGCTCGCATGGGGTGGGAGTACGATCGTCGCTCACAGACTCTGGTGTGCGGTCGTACGAGAATCAAACCCAGCCCCGCTCGCTTCGACTCTAGCTTCAGTCCTAGAAACTAGCGTCAGACCCGACGAGCGGGGCCGGGACCTTCAGCACCGGACTCCGTGTCTGCAAGAACAACGGCACTCAAAGAATGCCGAAGGTGGGAGACACGAGCAGACACGAAGTCCGGAATCCGTCACTCAGCAGCGCAAGCCACCGCAGAGTTCTGTGTGACCGTACTCTGCCACGGCACGACGTCTGCCGTGACGTTGTAGCGGTAGTACGAGCGGCCGCGGTACGTGAAGACCGGACTGCCGGTGCAGAGCTTACCAATTGGTACGAAGCCGAGTACCGTTTCCTGCCGTGCGCCCGCAGAGCTGATGCCGTACACCGGTGACATGTTGAGCCCGTCGACGACCGCTACCACTTTCGGTCCGGTGGGCGGAGTCGGATTGACGACGACGGAACCGGTGACTACACCACTCACGACTTGAGAGGGCATGCTCTCGGAGGTGACCGTTGCACCGTTCACTGTGACGGTCGTGTAGACCGTCACGCGAAAGTACCACGTACCGTTCGTCAAGTCACCGATCACCGTCGACGTCGCAGCCGGATTGGGCACAGTGACGACACGGTTGATGTTGTCCGGTGAGCCTTCACCGTAGTACACCTTGAAGCCCGAGACGACTGCCGGCGTGCCGTCCGTGTTCTGCATCGGCGGCGTCCAGTTTACCTGTCGGCTGCCGGAATACACCGGATCAGTCGGCGGGTTCGGCGTCGGTATCGTCGGTGTCTCTGCCTTCACGAGCTCGAACTCGGACAACTGCACGAGTCCGGTAGTGCCGGAGGCAATTACCTCGCGGCTGCCGTTGTTCGCGACGATGCGCAAGCGATAGCGCGTGTAGCTCTGGCTAGGTTGCGTGAACGTCTGTGTCATCTTCTGAAAGCGTGCAGTGAAGGCAAACGTGCGCGTGTTGATAGCTTGCCAGACCGTGCCGTCATTCGAGCCTTCGAGCACGACGTTCTTCGGATCACGCTCCGGCGCATCGTTGGCACTCGTGATGCTGTAGGCCGAGACCGCGGCCGGACTCGCGAGCTGCACCTGCAGCCACGTGCTCGCGGTGACACCGCCCAGCCACTTCGTGTTCGTGTTGCCGTCGAATGCTTGCGCCGGCCCTTCATTCGACTTCGGTGTGTTCGAGGCCGAGTATGTGCCCGTGAGATTCGCTGCGAACACTGCAGACGTGACAGCAATAGACACCAATATCAACATCAGCACCGCAAAGCGTTTCCAACTGCCTAGTATCCAGTCTAAGAATCGAGCCATGAACCACTCCTCAGGTTTTAGTGAGTTTAGGAACCGTGCGCTGCATCTGTACGGATGACACGATGATGGGCATCTGCTTGCCGTCGAGATAGACGAGCTGCTCATTCTCCGCAAGTATCGGCTCAGGTGGGCGGACGAGTATCGTGCCCCACGGCAAGCTAACCTCAAAGATATAGCACTCGCGCCAGGTCGGCCTGCCGTCGACGAGCATCCACATGTGCGGCTTGCCGTCGATGAACGTGACGTGCAGCTTGTCATCTTCACACGCGATGATCTTGAAACAGGCGTCGCAGACGAGTTCACAGTCTTCATCACGTGCCTGCGGAAACTTCTCGTGCTGCTCGGCGCGCGCTTCTGCATCCGAGCGCGTTTTGGTAAAGAAGCCGTTGCAGTTGCTGCAGGTGTACGACTCGCTCACTGCTGTGCGACCTTTTCGAGCTTGTGCGCCGGCACGATGCAGCGGGTACCGTCGTCTCTGCGACAGAGCACCTCGTCCTCACCGAGCTCCGGATGACAGACAATGCCGCCCAGCGGCACGCGCTCTAGTACCGCCCTGCGCCACTCATGCTTGCCATCGGACTCTATCCAGATGTAAGTCTGAATGTCGACGCGGCGAGTGACTGACGTGTCGTTGCAGTGAATGCCTACCAGCAAGCCTATGCGCTTGCAGGTCGGTGCATGCATCAGCACACCGTCGACGTGCCCGAGCTTGCACTCGGGACAGGCTGCGAGTTGCGTGTGGTTGTTCTCGTCGCGCATCACCGGCTGCCCACACGTGATGCACGTCATGTCGTGCACCGATCCACCCACATCGACAATGCCGCAGCATTGATTCTTCGGGCAGTAGCCGGACATGTCGACCCAGCGGCGCAGCCACGCGTCGATGAGTTCCTCTTTCGTCTCGCACTCGATCAATGCAGTCTTCATGTTCTTCCTCGCGCGCGGCTCACCGCAGTTGATGCAAAAGTCCGGCTTCAGCACGATGTCAGGATAAAGACGGCTGAAGCAGTGATGTCCTACGAACGTGCAGCCGTCTGCACATCTCATCGAGGCGGCCTGAAGTAATTGCTGGTGCGGCTCTTCATCGTCTCGGCATCCGCTGCCACGAACAACTTGCCCTGCGTGCCGCACGGCCGGGCGATGTCACCGCGTTCGGTGATGCAGGTAATGAACTCACCCTCGGCAAGAAACGGCGGCCACTTCGCGTTCACGGTTGCATTCGTGCACGTCGCTCCGCCGATCTTGATTTCGTAGAACATGCATCTGCCACACTGCTTCGCGTTCTCTTTCACTCGCTTGTCCTCAATAGAAGGAAAGTCCCACACGTACTCTTTACGCCAAAACTCGTGCAAGTAGCGTACTGTGCGCACCTCTTGTGCACGGCTCAGCGGCGCACTGAGTTTGCCTTCGTACGGCACTTCTGGCTCACGCGCTAGATGCATGGGCAACTTAATCATCCGGGCGCACCGCGCCGGCTAGGTAACGGCAGCTCCTTTCCTCGATGACACGCGGCGGCCATTCAATGTCTCCGAGTACCTGATCTTTCTCGAACTCGTGCAGTGCCTGCGAGAGTGCCGCAGCTTGCTGCTTGGGCCGCTTTCTTTCCTCGTCACTCATCCAGCCGTGTCGTTCCATATTTCCTCACATGATGTGTATGCAACAGCTCGCGGTCTTTGTAGTACCGCACGGTATGCGGTGCTTCCCATTCGAGCGCGAGCTCCGTGTGTCGTGTGTATTCGACCGGTTCGAGTTTCAGTCTCTCACCGTCGAAGCACATATACGCACCGTCAGGCTCTATCGCCCAGCACGGTCCGTTGAAGTTCGTCCAGGCGTCTGGTGCAAGCTGCGTGCGAGCCTGCAACCAGTACTCACCTGAATAGGCGTCTGTGTCCCACGCAGACGGCTCGATCTTCACCGCCCGAGCTATCACAGGCAGTGCTAGCAACGCCGCTAATAGACCACGACGCGTCGTCTTACCAGGTGTGTCTGTCATCGTCGTCATCCTCACAGTATTCGAAAACCCATGTCAGCAGTGCTGTCACTCCGAGCAGCATCAGCACGAGCACGAAGTCACTGACGCTCATGTCGTGCTCTCACTCGTTGCGCTGCTGAGTAAGTCTCCTGCAGCTTCTGCAAGAGAAGCTCTTTGCGGCCGGAACGGCTGAACTTCTTGAAGTAAGAATGACCGTGCTTTGCCTTGTAGTTCTTCTGCCAGCGCGCTTGCCGCGCTCTGTTCTGCTCTCTGCAATATCACCTGACACTCTTCACTGCAGTAGACACTGCCGCTGCGCACGTCACGCAGTTTGCCAGACGCATGCAATCCGCCGCTCTTCCAGAATGTCTCGTGGCATACGGCACACTCGCACAGTCGGTACCAGCCGGCACGCCCTGCAATTCGAAAGTGCAACTTCTCCGGTGCCGTCTTGATCAGCTCAATCACTTCCTGTGTCGTCACGCGCTTCACATTGCACCTGATACGTCGACGACGTAAACAGCAACCGTGCGCCAGATATAGAACTGACGGCGGGCACTGCGGAACTGCGTACGCAGCATCCAATGCACACGCGTCACTTTCAACTGCGCCTCAGGTTCGTCCGGATTCTCGACGAACTCACCGACACGCGGCACATTGCCTTCGGCAGTCTCTACTGTGAACAACAGTTTCACATTCGCAGCAGCCGGCCACGACTGAATGATTTCTATCACCATGACGTGAACACCTCGACGTGCGCTTCGTTCTTGCTGTTGATCACCCACACGACACGCTTCACCTCGTACCGCGTGCCATCTTTGAAAGCTACTTCGTCGCCTACTTGCGGCAGAACGTCACTCTCGAATGAGCACACGACATCTGTGCCGCCCTGCCTCGACGGTCTCGTGATTCTGACTTTCATTTTGCCTCACTCTTTCGGAAGAAATCCGCTGCCTCCGCAGACTAGGCACTCACCGACATCGACGAGTTCATCTATACCACGCACTTCACGTGTCGTCACATCCACAAGCGACGTCACTGTGTGATACGTCGGCATGAGCCGGTATCTGCGGCCTGTACCTTCACACGCTTCGCAATCTACGTAATCACTGTGGGTATTGTTGCTCATGCACGCTCTCGCACTCAGCAATGCATCTGCTCGACGAGCACTTCCACATGTACTTGAGTTTCTGTGGAAGACTTCGCTACCCAAAGAACTTCATGCACGCGATACTGCAGTTCTTGAAACTCGACTATCTCGCCTTTGCGCGGCACGGCTTCACTCTCGTAACGAAACAAGTAAGCGCCTGCTGTGCTCGGCACTTCCCGTACTACGATTTTCATGATTTGCTTTACCTCCGGCTTACATATACGCCTCATCAGCCAGCGGCAATGCATCGGCTGCAGTCGTGCTCTTGCCTCTGTTGAAACCGAAGTTTTCCGTGTCCAGAGCTTCGAGAACTTTGAACGTGCGGAAAGCACTGCTGTCATTCTTGTTGCGGAGAATCCGGGCACGCTTCTCGGCGAGCTTCACGAATCTAGCTTGCGTGATCCGGATATAGAGCTCGTACTGCAAGACGTGCTGTCGTCTGTGCGGTTTTCCTGATGCAATGTCTTCAGCTACCTTCTTGCCTTCTTGCATCCATCGCTGCACGGTAAACGTCGGTATGCAGAGAATGCCGGCTGCACATTCGAGTGAGTGAGTCTGCAGCACTATCTCGTAAATCTTGTCGATCATGATGGGCGTGAGATGCTGTCGGCTCGCGGCAATCGTCGGCGTAGCGTCATAGCGAGTTTCAGTTTTCTGACCCTCACCGATCCATGCAGTTCTCTTCGTGCGGTCAGTCCTGATGACGGAGCACGGCGGCAGCAAATAGTCCTCTAACTTGAAAGCTTCCGACTGGGTCGTGTCTCTGTCGTAACGATGCTCGCTACGCAGTTTGCGCGGACGTTTGTCGGGGCCGCGCTTGCCGCGCTGCCTTGGGATGTTTCTCGGCCTTTCTCTAAGTTTCATCTTTCTGCTCTCTTGCCCCGATACCAAGTTTCTTGAGGGCTCAGATGAAACTACAGTGGCACTGCTGACTTCAACTGCCGTGAGTTTTCTCTGCTGCTTCCTCGTTCTTGCCCTGACGCCAGCCTTCAGTGAACTGCTGACTCATGACTTGCCGCAATCTCACTGCTATCTGCGTGAATTCCTCTTTCTTCTGAATGCGCGTCCAGATTAGCTTAACGAGCTCGTTGTACTTGTGGTCGCCCTTTCTTAAAAATCCCAAGACGAACTTCGGCATGTGCTCATCTGACGGCACCAGTGACGATGCGAGAAGTTCTTCCACACGCTCACTTGCTGACTTGCCGGTCAACTCGTCTACCAAATTCACGCTGCCCATGACTTGCTGCGCAAGTTCAGTTCCGATCTTCATGAACTGCTTCTCTATCGCTGAGGCAGACGACTCTGGTCGCGCATGACCGAGACTCTTGCGCTCCTTATCAGTGAGTTTGTCGAAAGGAATCGGGCTCTCTTTGAGATTCTTGTCGACGCAGGAATAATTCGAGTGCTCGCCCTTGTGCCCTTTCGGGCGCTGACACGTGTAATGCGGCGGACCGTTATTCAGCAGCTCATTGCACAACGCCGCAGCGTAGGGCCATTCCGACGTGCGCACTAACGGTTTATCCTGAAGCTTTGAATCTTCACCCCGTTGCTTTCCTGTCGGCTGCAGGTCATCGTGCTTGCCTGAATGCCCTTTCAGACGCATGCACATCCTCTGCTGCTTTCTATTCGGTCCGTCCTCGAAAATTTCTCCGCAAATACTAGCCTGAACCTTCCCAGTCGACTTCTGCGGATCGCGGCGTGGCCGCTTCTTGAGTGTCATTCATCAACTCCTTCACAAAATCCGGATTGTTCTGCGCTACCTGAATGCCATCGAGAATTCCTTGCAGATACACGTCTTGCCCGAAGCTCTCGATCAACGTAGGTAACTGCTCGACGCGAACATCATGCAAGTGTATGTCGATGAGCCCACTGATTCTGTGCCGATACAGCTTGCGGAATCGTACGGCCATCTCACCCTTGAGCTTGACGCGCTCAAGCCGGTGTTTCTTCATCTTCTGCGCGTGTGTACTCACAACAGCAAGTCTGCTCCTGCCCACATGAACACGCACCCAATCAAGAACGCTGACACGACTACGATGAACATCTTCGTGTCCCCGCTTGCCCACCATTCCGGCGCGCCGCGATACTCTATCCAGCACCCGATAGCGACGAACAAACCGTAGCCCGTGCTCAGCACCGTCACAGCGCCTAACATGATCATCAAAATCGCTAGCGCAATCATCTTCTCTCCCTTCTCTTGAGTTTCGGTTTTACGAACGTCTCCGGCAGCTCTGCACGAGCATGCTTCGGACACCAACATCGACGCGTCAAGTCCCAACGCCAGCCGGCACGCATAGCTTCGTATTCCGGTTCAGAGCTTTTGCCCTTGAACGTCGCTTCATGACAGCACTGCACAGTGTCGTGCTCGTCAACTGGATTCGTGACACGCGAGTCACACCGCAATTTGAGTATTTGGTAGAACATGCACAGATATACGCACACAAAAGAAAACGGCCGGTGATTAGCCGGCCGTCTCTCAACTCGAAGCGCGCTGTGCGCGTGTATTACAGCAATTCGAGATGAAATGCGCTGAGTCCCTTGATCTTGTAGCCGGCCGCGGTGACGACGTTGTAATAGCCCTCCGTCTCTTCCGAGACGACCGTCACGAGTTGACCCTCGTGCGCGAGTAGTTCATCAAACTGCGCCTCGGACAAATGTCCAGAGAAGAAGTCGCGGAGTTCGGCGAGACCGACAAGCCGGTATTTGATCGACGCGCGCAGAACGCGCACACGTGCACGGGCGGCTTCGATGTTGAAGTACTGCGCGTGTGCGAGTGTGCCGCTGTCATAGCCGGCGATCAGTCCGAGCACCGTAGTCAGTTCGTTGTCGCGGTCTCTGTTCGTTGTCATGTTCGTTACTCCGTTGTGATTACTTCAGCCGCCACCAGATCAAGCCGCCGCGGTCCTGCATGCGCTCAAAGCGTTCATCTTTCAGAGCACGGCCGACCTGCGACTCTGACAAACCGGTTGCGACCGCGAGTTCACCGATCGTTGACAGCAGCGCATTGCCTCGGAGTGCGCCCTCGATCTTGTCCGCGTTCGATTGCTTCGCGTTGTCGACAGCACGTGCACGAGCAACGTCAGTGCCGATGATCGTGATGCCCAAATCGCGCGCAGCTTCGGCGACCGCGTCAGCCGCATCCGCATAACTCGTGTTGTAGCGCGCGGCGAGCTCGGACGCGATGCCGATCGCGCCTTTCTTCAGCATCTCAACCGCATCCGCATCCATCTTCACTCGAATCTGCTTGTTCATTGTCTTGCCCTCTGCACTAGTTGATTGATCCGACGTGCACATAGTAACTGTTCTACGGGCACAGATACAACCAATTTCGCACTATTTTTCAGGATATTTTCGCACTATTTGTGTGCGGTTGTATTGTAAAAAATACATGCTTCTATAACCAATTCTGAGGGGCTCTGCTACCACGTTTGTTACCAGATATATACGGTGACGGGTCGGCACGAGCTCGGTACTGACAGCCTCAGAATTGGTTGTAACGCACTTCATTCGAGTCAGCGTTGGCAGCGAAAATATACTGTGATTTACCCGAAAATATTCGTTTTGGTACTTGTCTCTACGCCCGCAAATAGCTAATCTAGACACATCGAATCACTAACGCAGAGGGCAGGCAAATGAACAAGTTCGAAGTCACCTACAACATGCGCAACCGGGACCGGAAAGTTGTTGTCACCGCTACCGACGAAAATCAGGCACGCGACACTGCGTGGAATCAAATCACTGTCGGCATGTCACGTCGTGCGCAGAAGCACCCCGGCCTCATGCCGATTATCTACAAAGTCGTCAAGCTGTAAGAGACGGAGAAAGCAAAGATGAACACGACTCACCCGGTTTACGTTGCTGTGATGCCCCTCAAGTCAGATGCGGTTGCTCGCGCTGAGAGGCACGCGCGCGAAGTCGTTGCCGACATCACCAAAGCGCTTGCTGACGTCGACGGCCGCATCAACGCCGTAGCGCCGCGCGCTAACAGCATCCGCATGGGACGCAAAGATTTCGCCGTCGCGCAGGGCAAGCGCAGGCTGTATGACTCGCTCACGCGCGGCCTCAATGACAACAAGTTCGTTGACGGCAAGTTCGTCGACTTCCGGAGCGCCGACTACTGCGTAGAAGTCGATACTGACAGCGTCGAGCGCTTCGTGAAGATCGCGCGCGACGAAGCGGCAGTCGAGTACGACGCGTTTGTCCTGAAACTCATCTCGAAAGTCGGTGATGTGACCGCGGCAGAACTCGCCGGCTCACACGTATGGGGGCACAGCGTGCTGACGGTCGTCACTGCAGCCGGTGAGACACAGCGGTGGAAGACTCAGATGATCGTGAACGTCTCCGTCCACGGCAAGCTGTTCAATCAGTTCCCGACCCGGATGCTGAAGAAGTAACCGCACTCGAAGCTGACACGAGACGGGCCGCAGATGCGGCCCGTTTTCGTTTCAGCAGTGAAAGACTCACTACGGATGTGTTCTGCTGTTCTGCTGCCAAGCGCACAACTCCGAACGCTCGAAGCGGTCGGGTGCGTTCTGCTGCAAGAGTGCTAGCAACGAGCGGTGCGACTGCGGATCACGCTGCAGCCACGCGGTAAACTCAGCCCACTCGAAATGTCCGCCCTCTAACTCTTTCTCCCACGCACCCTTGAGCGCGCCTAACTCAGACTCTGTGATGTGTGACACACGGCCGGACTCGACACTCACATCACTCATAGTGCCATAGTTGCCTTCTAGATCACGCCACGAAAGACCACTGCCCGTCGCGTGATCTAGCTCCGAAGCGACTTGCACCGCTTGCAGAGCATTCAGTCCTAGCCTCATTGCCGCAATCGCGAACTCGCGGCCGGAGCCGATCGCATAAAACGGCAGTGACGCTATCGGCACGCCGATGCATCTCTCATGCAGATGATAGACCCGCGGTGACAAACTCGCCGCCGACAGAACTACCAACAAGCCGGAGAACGCGCCCTCGCGCTCAAGTGACGGCGAGTCTTTGCCCGTCGTGTAGTCACCGCCTTCCTTCAGCCAATTGAGCACAGCTAGTCCGGCATCGTAATCACCGGATGAGCCGAACAGCAGTTGCTGCCCCGGCCGCGCTAGATAGTGAAGCTTGTTCAATTGGTGTTTCAGATATCCGGTAATCGACATTCTATCCGCCGCGAGAAGCTTGCCGTCCCACGCAATCGTCGTCATGTCACGATCCTCGTTTGGTTGTCTTTGAGTTCTAGATATACGATGTCATCGAACCTGCCCGAGCTGATGCTGTGATGATCAACGAACCAGATTTGCCGGCCGGACACGAGAGCTCGATTACGCAAGATGCCGATCACATCCTCAATGCCTTCCGGTGACAAATGCTGTGTCGGCTCGTCGTACACTTCGAGATTGCACAGCACGTTGCGACGTCGCAGTATCAAATCCGAGCCTGCGAATGCTGACGCGAGTCTGAGTCGCGCCTGCTCACCGCCTGACAATGCCCTCAGCGGCATCGGCTCTTTGCGATACGGCGTGTGAATCTGCACGTCGAATGTATTCGACGTCGAGCCGGATTTGTTCTCACGCTCCGCGATGAATACGACGTTGAAGCCCTTCATGCCCATCTGCTGTGCGTGCATCTGAGTTACCGCGGTGAGCTCGTTAAGCGCTTCCTGCAGCACGTAGTAACGCACTTCCTTGAAGCCACGTACCCACCACTCGGCGCGATCGTGCCGGCGATGTGCAAATTCGCGTTCTTCGTTGATGTTCGCAAGCTGTATTCGTGCCATGTGCAGCTTGCGCAGTCGCGACTCTTCCTGATCGGCGTACGGATTCTTTGCGTGCCGCTCTTTCGCGATGTTCGAGCGTAAGTCTTTGCACAGCGTAGTGACTCGATTTATCTCGAACATCAGATTTAACGAACGATCGCCAGCGTCTTTCCTCTCGCGCTCAAGGTCGGCTAGAAAGTTTGCCTTGCGTTCCTCTGCACGTCGGTCGCGCTCACGGCGTTTGTCAGCAGTCTCTAGCACGAGACTCGCCTCATCCTTCTTTGCTATTGCCGCCCGAGACAACACCAACAGAATCTCGATTCGTTTTTTAACTTGCTTGTGCGTCAAGTCAGAACCACATGCATCACAATGAGTAGTCGCATGCCACTGCCCATCCTCGTACACACAAAACTGCTTTAGTTGCTTCTTGATTGCCTCTAGCTCGACTGTCGCACGTGTAACCGCTGCAAGCTGCTTGTCACGGTCTCCGGTGTCATCGTGTCCGCTCACGGATGTCGGTGCTAGCCGTTTGATTTTTTCCTCGACAGCTTCTTTTTCCTTCACGACTTTCTTGAAGGCCGCGGTGAGCGTCGCGAGTGCGGCCTTCTGATCAGTCAGCCGTGCCTTCATCGCCCGAAGATTCTTTTTTCGGTCGCGCTCCCAAGCTTTCAGCTTGCTAGACACATCGAGCTCACGCAGTGCCGTTATGACGGCTTCTTTGCCGACCCGCCACTCTTCCAGGCGTGCATGCTGCTCAGCCAGTTTCGCGGCGCGGAGCTGCGCAGCTCTGCTGTGCTCAGACCAGATGTCTAGGTTGAGCGACGCGCCTACCAGTTCGAGTCGCTTTGCTGGTGTGAAGTCCAGGAGCATCTCACCGGACTGGCACATCAGAACAGTCGCTTGAAACTCCTCTGGTGACAGCCGCACAAGGTCGGAGACGGCCGATACCGGCCGGCCGTCACGGAGCAACCGGTTCGGATTCCACCCCCTATAAACCTTCTCCGTGCGTTCTGCGACCTGCATTTTAACCATCGCAGAATAGGCTGAGCCGGCCGGTCCGCAGAGCCCCTCCGCACGCATGCCGTCCGTCGTAACGCCGTACAGAGACCAGTACAACGCGTTAAACAGGGAGGATTTGCCGATACCGTTGGACCCGAGTCGCGGCCGGTCTAGGTTCCGGCCGGTCATGAAGTACAGACCTGCCGGCCGGTCTAGGTCTAGCCGGACGTCGGCAAGCGTCCGGAAGTTGCGAGCACGAACGGACGTAATCTTCATTTCAGAAGGCCCTTCCTGATCGCAATAGCAACGGCATGCACACGACTAAGTGCTTTTAGTTTCGTACAGCAAGCACGCACGTAATACGAAACTCGGGGCTTGCTCATGCGCAGCTTCACGGAAATTACTTTGTCAGAACTACCATCTGCCACATGCTGCAAAATCTCGCGCTCTACAGCAGTCAACTCCAACCGCTTGCGCCTCGGCACTTAGAAACACTCGCCCTTGGGTGAGTACGGATCGCCCGTGTTCCGCAGACGCCCTCGCATGATCTTGCGGCCGGAGTTGATCAACGGACGTCGCAAGCGCTTCAGCTTCACGAATTCAGTGAAGATGTCATGCGCAGTGCGCTGTGCATCCGTGTCACCCGACTCAAATTGAATCGAGTGTGCGCCCGCCCCCTTGTCAAAGATAAACTCGACTCCGCCCGTGCACACTACGCCGGCATCGGTGCAGAGATTCGTGATGATCTTGAACAGCGCGCTAGACCGCGCTAAGTCGGATGCTGCCATGACCCAGCGCACCTTCACCTGATCGCCCGACGTCGTGCCTCGCAACTGCTTCTGCAAGTCACGCGAGCTCTTCACCGTGAGAGTGTGCTTGCGAATGATGTTCGTGGGCACCGAAGTCACCTTGCCCGAGTCACTTATTTCGAGCACACGACACGCATGACTCTCGTCGAAGTCGACGGGGTAGGGCGTCCCGATGTACTCGACCGGGCCGCACTTCTGCCGCGTGTGAATGTCACCGGAGTAGACACGCACACCGGAGATGTCGAGCATCTTTGGCAGCACTACTCCTCCGAGTGCATGTTCATTCGCGGCGCGCGCGCCCATCACCGTATCGTGCATGAAAACGAACTTGCACTTTTCCATGCGCACCTTCTTGCGTACTTTCGTGTAATCCGATCCGAACGGCACGAGCAAAAACCGTGTCTCACCCTCACCCGCAAAGTAAAAATTATCTGCCCACCTGACATCGGGCACGAATTGCAAGAACTTGAAGAACGATTCACCGCCCGGTAACGAATCGTGGTTGCCCTTCATTAGAAATATGGTCTCAAAGTCGTCGGTCGCGCGAGCAATCTCCTGCGTGAGTCGGTTGACGAGTTCGGCGCTGTGCCCGGACTTCGCTTCAGTCATGTCACCGCAGATGATCAGGTTAGGCTTGTCTACTGATCTTCCCTCTCTGATCATCTTGCGCGCCCGCAGTCGCAAAAAATCGAACAAGCTCCAGCGATACCAGTGATCAGGATTGCTAGTAAAATGCGGATCGGTCGTGACTATCAAACTCATTTTGTTTTGCCTCCGTTTGTTTCGTACGTGACTACTTTGGATCTACCGATGTACTTCCTAATGACTCTCACTCGCTCACGAGCAGCCGCTAGATTGTCGTCAACGGTGATGATCTTGCAGTTACTAGGACTATACGGACCTTCATCGCCGTTGCGTCCCATGCAGTACTGTCCGGGGCTGTGCCCACGCTGCTCCCAATGACCGGAGTCCTGCCACAGCTTCCACCACGACTCGAACGTAAACTCCCACGGTATGCGGCGCTTCTGCGCGTTGCTCTTGTGCTGCCAGTACTGTCCGCGCGGAGTCTTGCGCCAGCCTCGTCGATGCTTGTTGTAAGACGGGTACCGCTTTACGCGTTCGCTGTACGGGAGGTTCTTCTTTGTTGAGCGAAACATAGCGCCATCAACGCCGCGTCCGCGATGCCGGTATCGGTGTCTTTGATGTCACTGAGCTCGTCGAAATGCCGCCGCGCAAGCACAACACTCGCCTCTTTGTCAGCGCTGAACAAACAGCAATGAGCCTTCCACGTCTGCGGTGTGATTTCCTCGACCCTGATGCCCAAGCTACCCAAAACACCGTCCACACAACCGACAGCGCGACCAAACGTGAACGCAGACGTTCTGCCCTGCCCATACGAGTTCACCTTCTCGACTACTGCAAAGTCGATACCGATTGCACTGTGAATACTGTCGAGTAGCCGGAACAACACACCGCAATCAACCATACGGCGATTCTTCTTGCCCACCTTCACCGTAATCGTAGGCAGATGAAACTTCTGCCTGATACGGCCCTCACGATCAACGAAGACAACGGCTCCAGAAACGCCCGGATCAATCGCGAGAATGCTTATAGGTCGGCGTACTTCCGCGCTTTGGGAAGGAAAGACTTTTCGACGTCGTGCCATGTGCTCCTCACAAGATCAGAGAGTTTCGACGGAGCAAAAGTAGCGCTGTAGCGGACCTTCGCTTGCTTGAGATACTCAGCAGATGCACCCACGTCATCGATGCCATAACCGAATTTGATCGTGAACACTGCCTCACGGAACGGCAAACCGACCTTGTTCTTCTGCACGTGCGCCTTGATCTTCACGCCGATCACGCGCGTCATGCCACGAATCGTCTTCCTGAGCTTCTCGACTTCAGCGAGGTAGACAATCTGCGAAGCGTAGAAGTCGAGTGCCTTGCCACCCGAGCGCGTCCACTTGCGACCAAACGTGACCCCGATGTTGTCGCGTGTCTGGCTGATGATGAACAGCGTGACGTTAGCCAGCTTCATGCGTGTTTTCAAACGTCTGAAGAACTGCGAAAGCAGTGCTGCTTTCTTCGCACCATACGAGCCTTCTTCCATGTCACGCTTCGCTTCGGCTTTATCCGTGAGCGCGTCGAGCGAGTCACACACGTACAGACCCGGCTGCTTCTTCTTTGCACACAGCGCAGTAAACGCAGAGACATCCGCAAAGAGCTCTTCCACCGTGTCAAACTCCTCGTCGAATTTCACGCGGTCAAGCGGCAGTCCCATGATAGCTGCATACTCGTGGTCGAACGCGGACTCTGCTTCTTTGTACTTGATGAGTCCCTTCGGATGCCGTCGCGCAAAGTTCGCCGTGGCTTCGATAGCAAGCAGTGTCTTGCCCGTCGACTTGTCACCCACAACATTGATGATGCGCCCACCTGCCCACCCACTACCCAATGCACAGTCGAGCACTGTGCACCCGGTGTGCGTAAACGTGATGTCACGCTGACGGATCAAATAGCTTGTCCAGTCTGCGACTTGTACCCCATTGCGCGGACGTGCGACCAATTTCATTGTCTCTGCCCTCTCTATAAAAACAGACGGTACCGGCCTTCGCACGTCTACCGTCTGCTATTCAGTTACTCCAGATCGATGTCGAGTGCGGCCGCGATCTTCCGCCGCAGTCTGATCTTGAGTTTCGTGTCGTCCCACTCTTCCTCTTCGGCCTGCGCGCGCAGTGTCGCCCACTTCACGTTGTGCTCTTTCGCAAGACTCTTCAGCGTGCTGAGATTCGCTTTCCGCAAGAAAGCCGCGTCCTGCGTCGCGGAGTCTTCATCTTCGTCGTCGCCATCCTCAGATTCATTGTCAGAGTCGTCGGAGTCGTCACCACTGTCATCACGGCGGGACCGCTTTTTGAGAGTTCGGCCGCGAGACTTAGCAGAGCGTCTCGCATGACCTTCGGATTCACCGTCCTCTTCATCACCCTCTTCACCGTCATCTTCATCGTCATCATCATCGTCTCCCTCGAACGGTACGTCATCATCGAGGTCCTCGTCATCACTGTGCTTCTTCTTGCGCGGTCGCTCGTCGTCTTCCTCATCCGCATCATCGTCATCGTCGGACCGACCGCTACTGCCTTCGTACTCTTTCAGGATGTGCTCGTACGAGTACACCTGCAAGATTTCCGGCAGCGGATGCTTCTGCGCAAACTCGAGGACTGACTCGTCATCGAGGTCACTCGTCTTGCGCGCGAGCTTGCAGCCCGTGTATTGCGTCTTGAGACCCTGACCTTCCTTCGTGAAGTAAATATCGTAGCCAGCCGTCGGGTTGTCTATCTGCAAAATCTCGCGCGTCTCCGGATCGACAGTCTGTTTGCTGAGCTCGCCATCGAGCTTGCCCGGCATCGACCAGACCTGAATACCCTTCTCCTCGTCCTTGCGGTCGACAAGATACGTGAGAAAGCGCTGATTCGGCCGAAGCTCTTTTGCCTCTTCGTCCTTGCCGGCCTTGCGCGCGCGTTCGTAGTCCTCGCATATAGGACACTTCTTGCCACCATGCTTGCGCGGACAGAGATACGAAGCGTTATCGGCGCCGACTCCGTAATGCACGTGAATCGGCAATGCCCAGTAATCCATCTCGTCGGACGTCGGTGGTACGACACGAATCTTGTTCTCAGCGTCGCGCGGCTTGAACGTCGTGACATCAATCTTGAACATCGAATCGTAGTCACGTCCGCCCGAAGCTATGTGCTTCGTCATAAACTTCGAGTTCGTGCCCCGATACTTGAAGGGCGTTTTCTTGCCTTTTCTAAATGCCATGAATCACCTCTCTCCTCGGATTTTCCAACGATCGTATTCTTTGCGTGCGTTGAACCATGCAAGAGCAGATAAACGCACGCACAGATACAGCGAAACAGGAACGAGCACAGCTAGCACGACAATGCGTCCAGCCATACTCGCAATCGTGCACAGTGCGGAAGACATTGCTAGTACCTTCTCGTCTTCGGTTTGATGTGATCGCGCTGAGCATAGGATGTTGCGATCAACTCTACCTCCGCCTTTAACATAGAGGACTTCTTCTCAAACGACTTCATGAGTGCTTCAAGTCGTTCCAGCTCCGCATCAACGGCACGCAGCCTCTTCTTGAGTTCGAGAACTGCCGGCGTGAGCTCCGCTTTTTCCTTCGCCAGTGCGACGGTGGTCTTTTCTTCGAGATGCGCAACGAGAGACCGGCCGAGAACTTCGTCGTACTCGTCCTTATAGTCCCGTCGCAGATTGCGCGCGTTAGCAATCGACTCCGCCACCTCGTGATAAAGAAACGCGAACTCACGCACGGCTTTGTCGACCTCATCGTCAGGCTGCAGCACTTCTTTCATCTGCTCGTACCAGCCCTGTGCACCCTGATCAACCTGAACCTGACGCGTGCGCTTCTTGATTTTCACTGTTCCAGACTCCTAGCAATGATCGTGCAAAGCTATACGGCTCGCTCAGCCGAACAAACACCGCGCAATAGAAAGCAACAACGGTGCATCTCTGTCCGATGTGTTGTAGGGCGTGCTGAAAGCATCGAGCCAGCCTGCTAACTGACCCACTCGCTTGCTCTGTGTCTGCTTCCTCAGCACGGCTGCAATGTAGTTCACCGTGACGATGCGAACAGACTCCGGCTCAACATGCTCGCAGCTCTTGACTGCCTTCATGTAGCTCGCCCAGTCGCGATTGCCGGCAATCAGCAAACGAGCAATGCCGACCTCGGCGCCTTCGACATCCGCCTCGGCCTTGCGCACAATCACCTTCGCGGTCTTCACACTCTGTACCGCGCGACACTGCGACAAGTACATCAGCGCTTGCCGCGGGCTGCCGTTCGACTGTGCCGCGATGTACTCAATGACCTCGTCAGAGACGTTTAGCTGCTCCTTGCGTGAGATGATGTCGAGATGCTTTGACAGCTCTTCCTCGTTCACCGGCTTGAGATGGTATGTGTGGAACCGCGTCTTGCCCGTCGTCGGCACTTTCGACGGCTCAGTTGTGCACAGAGCTATGTATAGATGCTCGGGCGGCTCTTCCAGTATCTTGAGCCACGAATCCCATGCCGGCTTCGAGAGCCGATGGCACTCGTCGACGATCAACATTTTCTTGCGCACAGCTCCCAGCGCAGGCATCGCAACTAGATCCTTTATGCTCCGCGCAGCGTCGATGCCGGTAAATGTAGCGCCGTCGACTTCAACGACGTTGGTACGCGGTATATGAAGGCGACGTGCGACGATTCGAGCCGTCGTCGTCTTGCCGGTGCCGGACGGTCCGACAAACAGGTAAGAGTGCGGAATGAGTTTCTCTGACTGAAACAGATACCGCAGAGACTTCACCATCTCCTGCTGCCCAATCAAGTCAGTGAGCCGCTGTGGGCGGTACTTTCGTGCAAGGTCTGTCATCGGTTCTTCCTCTTAGATGCTTTCGCTAGATCGCGCGCGTGCGCCTTCAGAGCAAACGGTTTCATGCGGCCTTCCTCGTGTGACCGAAGTCGACACTGCTGTACTTCTTCACCTCGACAAGATCCGCCCAGTTCGGTCCGGTTGACACTTCGACGACAAGCGGCGTGTTGATCCACTTCCACTTCACTTCACACATGATTTCGCAGATTTCCGGAATCTGCCGATGTGCATGTCTAGTAGGCAAGATGAACGTAAGATCGTCGTGAACGTTGAGGCTGTATTGGTAGCCGAATTTGCGCAGACGGTTACCCGCTCGCAGCACGAGCTCGCCGGCAGTGCCCTGAATAGGCATGTTGATAATCTGATTCCAGCTGAGCGCTCCGCCGCGTCTGAAGCCGAAGAGTGTTTCAACGTACCCGTGCTTCTCATAGAACCTGCCCATGTCATTGTGCCACTCTTTGACACCGCTGAACTGATTCCAGAACGAGCGCCCCAACTCCCTCGCGACATGATCTTTCAACTTCTGATCACGCTGCACAGAGTTGACAGACGAGCCGAACGTGAGCGGAAAGACCGTCTTGTTCTTGACCCAGTTGCGGTACTGCTTGAAGCACTCAGGCACGCTGACATCATGCCCGTAGTCGTTCGGAAACTTCTTCACGTTGTCCGGCTCGCGCTTCAGAATCCACTTCGCCCACGCCGCGTGAATGTCGTACCCGGTCCAGTACGAGTTGCTCAAGTTCTCGTCATTCGATGCCCATGCGGCCACACGTGCTTCAATGCCCGCGTAGTCAATCGCAACCATCACATACGGATTGAGTTTGACCTTGCGCGGCCGCGGCCTAAGCTTTACGACTTCGCCCACTCTTACTTTCCCTTGTCGGAATGACGAATGCCGCGAATCGTGATGTTTCGCGACGTGCCCTGTGGGTTGCGAATGCCGGCTTTCGTCTGTGGCAGCACCGGCAGATTTTCCCAGCGTGTCACGAGCTGAATCTCGGCAAAGTTCCAGCCCAGCTTCATCCGCTCAACTTTGCGCCTGCCGACATAGCCACGCCAGATTTCGCTGCACTTCGGATCGTCGCGAAAGTCGTGCGTCATCGACAGTTGAATCAGAACAGTGCCTATGCCTACTTCTAGGTCAGGCTCGTGCAACGTAAAGAACTCATAGCCCGGTGCAAACCAGATGATGCCGTCCGGTGCGCCGGTCTTCGGATCGAGCTGGTCCGTCTCCCACAGACGTATGCCATACGTAACGCAGAATGTAATTCCGCTGTTCATAGTTTGAATGTCCTCGGTTTGCCGAGCTGCCGCCACCGATCACGGGCCTCTTTCTTAGGTAAGAAGCCGCTGCGCAGGCATGCGTCGATAAATTCACGGTGAAGCGCATCATGTCGCAACGCCTTGAGTCTGCGCTGTCGACTCTTGCCACTCTCACGCTTCATTTCTCTTTCTCCTCGTCCGGAATCTCATCCTCGTAGCCGCACGCACAGCCCATCGATACAGGAGAATGCCCGTCACCGAACGTGTGAGCATCAATCGAAATGCCGCAATGACAAAGCTCGTCGTCGACCTCTTGTTTGCAGCCCTCACATATGCGCTTCATCAGCAAAACTCCGCCATGATTCTGTTTATGATCGCGCCTCGAATCGAACGCCGCGCAGATGACGGAACGACTTTCCACATCGCCGGATACATAGAATCTATGTGCCCAATGACGCCCTCTGCAATTTGCTCAGCCACTACTCTGACAAATCTACGAAGCGCCGGGGACAATGACTTTGCGGACGTGCTTGTTTTGCCTTTTCGGCCAGTTCTGCATGTTCGGGTCATCGCTGCTAAGCCTCTCTGTGTCCGTCTGATACGGATTGAAGTTGGTATGAATGCAGCCGTCGGGCGTTATCTTCTCAAGCAACGGCTCAAGATACGTGCCAATGACTTTGTTGACCTCGCGCGTGTCGAGAATGACAGCCACCTCCGGATAACGCTTCTTGCTGAGCTCCGCGAGCAAATCCTCAGCCGTCGATACCTTGCCATTCTTCACTTGCAGTGCCGGACACGGATTGATGCGCGTGAAGAGTAGCTGCATGTCGTCTTTACTGTCGACGTCCGGCCAACGCTTTGCGATCTTGTGAAACTTGCGGAATGACGGCAACTCGGCTGCCCTGCGTTCGATGTCAGCACGACGCGTTTGAAACTCCTTCACGAGTTTCTCATGCGCCTTGCGATCTACTAGCAGCCCTTTCAACTGAGCGAGCACGAGTGTGGTCGCTGTCTCGACTCGCTCACGTGCCAACTCCAGATGCTGCTCGCGTTTTGACAGTGCAGACTGCTGACTCCAGTACACCGGCACGTCCCACTTCGCATCGAGGCCGTTGTACATGAGCACGTCGGCCAGCTTGTAAGTCGTCTCTAGATCTTTCTTCGTGTCGATACTGGACAACGGCTTCAGCCAAAAGCCGCAGTACAACCTGACTTGCGTGTCTAGATCCAGCATACCTTGACGCGAGTCGAGTATGTACGCATTCGCTTGAGTGCAAGCCCACCTCTTTGTCACGCACGCTCGTGCAATCTTGTGGCCCACCCACTCTTGCTCGAACTTCGCATTGTGCGCAATCCGCCGCGGCTTCTTTGCGTGCATGAAACGAACGAAAGCTTGATGCACACGGTCACGCAACTTGCGTGACTTCCACGCACCTGACCAGTCTATCGGGAACGCGAGCGTTTCTTGGCCGTTGTGGATGCTGACGGCCGCTGTGAGTATTTTAGAATCGGGCCAGTAAGGACGAACTTTCTTCGTTTCAATATCGACGGCGGGGTAGTCGTCTCGGGCTGCTCTTTCAAGAAACTCAACAACGCGCGCAGCGTCCGCTTCGTCCCCACGTTCACAGATTGTGATTCCAGTTCGGTAAGTACTCGGGTCAGCAATGCGCGGCCGAATTCGTCCTTTAGGGTCAGCTTGAATGAATCGTGCCAGGGACTCCAGATCAGTTCGAAAGGTAGTCTCTTGTGCTGCTTTCTCTCGCTCTTCTTTGCCGTTGTCATCATCGCCTCCTGAGCGCAGTACGGCTGACGGATGCACCATGGGAAATACCCAACACTCGTGCGTGCCGATCTTTGCCGGCACGAATCGACCGCGCCACGCGGTAATGCCACTGCCGTGAATACCGGGAACCGCCCAATGCAAAGGAATGTTGCCGAACACGATCACTATCCGAGGCCTGTGCTCCTCTATGTCCTCGATTTGAAAGTTTCGGCAACATTCTATTTCATCCGGCTTAGGTGTCCGGTTGTTCGGTGGGCGGCAGCGAATCGTGTTGTTCCAGCGGATCGGAAACTCATCAAGTCCGGAGCCGGCGAGGTGCTCGCGCAGTAACTGTCCTGACGGACCGATGAACTGTTTACCTTTCAAATCTTCGGTCTCGCCCGGAGCTTCGCCCAGCACGTAAATGAGAGGGTTCTTGCTGCCGGTCGGTTTCATCTTCGGGTGCTTGAGCATGCGATCGGAGTTGCGTGGGCACACTGAGCACCGGTTGCGATTGAGGTACTCGACCGGCACGGCTTGCTTTCGTGCGCGCTTCTTTTCTGCAATGTTGTTTGACCCGAACAGAAACCCCATCGCGTTTACCTCGTCTAAAAGTCATCAGCCGATCGAGCATGCGACTGTACTCACGTCGGAGACGTGCAATCTCCTTCTGCAAGTCTCCGATCGAGTGAAACAGGTGAACTATTTCAGCTCGCTGAGTCACCGGATGTTTTCAAAGCAGCTCTTGCCTCGCGCGTGCGCTGCCAGAGGTCAGCAAACCACTTGTCTGCTGCTTCCAGAGACTGATGCGCGATTACCAGCGCCTGCTGTGCACCGTTGCGATATGCGATGTCCTGCAACGCGCACTCACGCTCTGATTCCGTCTCGACCTGTAGTGCAGCCTGTGCCGTAGGCACTGTTGTTTTCGACTGTGATGCAGCCTCTAACTCATGCTCTCGAATCGAGACGGAGTCACTTGGGTCAGAGGCCCTCGTGACGGTGTAGACCGGCTCAGTGATCACCGCGAGCACGGTACGGTCCGACTCCCCGCCGACGAGCTTTACCGTCTGACCGACGCGGAACTTCGGTTGAGGCGCTTTCGTCTCGGCAGCGCCTAGTAAGCGCTCCACGTCCTCGAAGCGCACCCATGCGCCAGTGTTTCGAATGGTCGCGCTCGTGCGCAACTCGCTGCCTTCGGTGAGGTCCCAGCGTTCGAGGTTCCGCAGATTTGAACTGTCAGTCATGACAATCTCGGCACTGTGGGTATCAGATATGTGTACGACTTGCCCGTGAACGTCGCACCGTGCTCAGACGTCAGCCGCAGTGAGTGCCCATGCTCAAGTGCTTGCAGGAAGCCGTCGACGTCGACATAACACTCAGTGCCCTCGACGAGCAGAGCTGCATCAACACTCTCACGCAACTTCTCGCCGCGTGCAGTGTTCGTCGTGAACGTCGTCTTGCCATCCTTCACGGTGACTTTCACAAACCGCTGCAGCTCCGCCGCGATGAGCTTGCGAGCTCGGGACAGAATGTCGTGAATGTCTCCGGCCACCTTGTCGAGGTCGACACCCTCACGCTTCGGCAAGTGTTGCTTGATCGTGCTTTCGAAGTCCGGCAGCTCTTCGTCTGGTGAGATCGTCGGGCTGATCATGCGCGCGATTACTCTAATCTCCTTGTCTACCGACAGCAGCACCTCACAGACGACTTGCTCTTTACTGAGCCTCAGCCGCATTGAGAAGTGATCATCGCCACCCACGATCGCGCCGAGCTGCAGGATAATCTGCACGGCACGGTAAGGCACGATGATGGGCGCGAGTCCGAGCTTGTCCTCGGATTTCAACTGCACGACACATCGCGCGAGTTTCGACGAGTCCGTGCCATACATGAGCACGTTCGAGCCGGACACATGCACGACTACACCACGCGCATACGCATAGTGCCCGACCGCATCCGAGACTGCCACACAACGTTGAAACGCCGTGCACATGTCACGTGCCTGCTCTGCGCCCTTGATGACCACCCCGGTCTTCTTCACGTCAGGCACTTCGAACGTGTCAGCCGGATTTAACGGCGCGCGCAGGAAAGAGCGTCCGATTCTGACGCGCAGCTCTTTGTCCTCGACGATCACATCAGCATCGCCCTTCGACTGTGCAGCTAGCGCATCGACCACAGTCCAGAGTGTCTCCGCACGCACACTGCCTTTGATGTCCGACTTCAGCACGTGCTCGCAATACACGCTGCCGTCGTATCCGTACACGACACTGCCCGTGAAGAACACATGTGTCAGTGCCTCAATCGCTTCGTTCTGCGCCGTGCCCAGCATCGCTACACGCAGCGTCTCATGCAACTCAGTTGCCGCAATCTTCATTGTCTTGACCTCTTTTCAAGTTTGATGTCCCACCAGTTCTTGACTGCCATCAGCTCGCGCAAGTCGTTCTTGTACCAGAACGTAGCAAGATAGTTGATGTCTCGAATATTCGCGCGGCGCGCGGCCTTCATCATCGTCTCACAGTAGACATGAGGCTCGTCACCGCCCGTCGTCGGATTGCCCGAGAGATATACGCGCCCACCGTCGTACCCCCAGCGGTCACGATAATGCGCGTTGAGCTCACGCTGCACGCTGAACCAATAAAACATGTTGAATCGATCACGCGCGGTGTACGACTCAGCAAGCTGCGAGCGCGTGAAGCCGTGCAACTCGAAGTATTCCTCCGCGTGATGCCGCACAGTCGACGACGTGTGCAGCCAATGATTGCGCGCTTTGCGAGTGCGTTCCGTCATCGGAATGTTAAACCATCGGTCTAGCCATCGCGGCTTGCCGAAATGATCTAGCCTAGGCAAAAGAATCGCCCCGGTGCGCGCTTGATACGCCCACGAAGTCGAGTCAAACGAGTAGATCGGGAAGTGTGCCATGAACGGCACCGACGTCATGCCGAGCGCATGAATCTTCACAGACGGTGCAAACTTCATCGCCGGCCCACACAGATACTTGAACACCGGACTTGCGAACGCTGCGAGCGAGTGAGCATCAGCCGGCGAGTTCCCACCCAGCGCAACATACTCGTGCTTGTCGGCGTATTCCTTGAAGACTGAGAACGGCTCACCGTAGTGGTACACCGGCATCGGCCGCAGACCTTCTCCCAACATCATCTCAAGTGCTAGCTTCGTCAGCCGCACATTGTTCAGAACGTCCACGGTGACGTAGAAGTCAAACATGTCTCCGTGCACGTGCAAGAAGTTCATATATTCGAGCATGTATTTCATGAACCGTGGGCTCTGGTAGAACTCTTCCACCTTCTTCGGATCACTGCGCAAAGACGGTGTAGCACGAGCTCCGTTCTTGTAAGTCTTGTCCGGCCGCTCCACGAAATACTTCGTGAACAAAGTAAAGGCACCGGAATCTAGTGCCTCATTAAAACTTATCTCGGGCTCTGGTTCAGCCGATCGCAGACGTTCCCTCAGCAGCATACCTGTAACACTCCGATCAGGCGTGGTAAGTCTTCAGAGTTTGATAAGTGACATGAGCTCTGCGCGCGCAGACGCTTCTTCAAGGAAAGCACCGGACAGCGACGATGTCACCATCGAGCTATGCTGCTTCATGACTCCGCGGCACGACATACACATGTGCTTAGCCTCGATGATGCACGCAGCGCCGCGTGGATTCAGATAATCATCAAGTGCTCGTATTACCTGCTGCCCGATTCGTTCCTGCATCTGCAGCCGACGTGCGTACGCGTCGACGACTCGCGCAAGCTTCGACAGTCCGACCACTTTGTTCTTCAGAGCACTAGGAATGTACGCAACGTGCGCCTTGCCGGTGAAAGGCAGCAAGTGATGTTCACAGAACGACACGAATTCGATGTCACGACAAAGCACGATGCCGGTGTACTTCTCGTGATCATCGAACGTCTTGAAGATTGCTGGCACGTCAACCGTGTATCCAGAGAACAACTCCTCCCACGACTTGATCACACGCGCCGGAGTCTCTTCAAGCCCCGGCCTGTCAGCGTCGTCCCCGATGCACTCTATGACGTCGCGAATGATTCCTATCATCGTGTCTGTGTCTAACTTCATTTCTCTTTCCTCCGAAAAAAGAAAACCCCGCACGAGGGTTAGTCGTGCGGGGTTACGGCATCAGGCCGCGGGTGAGCGTCGTCGTTACTTCGCCTTCGCCTTCTGATGCGCCTTGTACGCATCAATCCACTTGTGACACTCGGAGAACATCAGCTTGAACGTATTCGGGTTGAAGTTGCCGAGCTCTTTCTCGGCCTTCTTCATCGCCGTCTTGCCGTCCGTGATAGCGTAGTTCTTCACGAGCCACGCGCGAATCTTCTCACCGGTGCCGGACAGTCGCTCCTTGCCGGCCTTCTCGTTCTTCTCACCGTCCGCGGGCTCTGCCTGCGAGAGAACTTCGATGGCTTCGATGTCTTCCAGTTTCAGCTTGACGACAGTGCCGTCCTTGAGTCCCTTGACGTTGACCGCGCGCGGCATCGCCTTGACGACCTTGCCCTTGATGACGGCCTCGTCAGTCTTCACCTTCACCTTGTCGCCGACTTTCAGTCGTTTCAGCACGCTCGCGACGTCGGCACCGTCCCCGTCGTCCTTGTCCTCGTCCGGAGACTCAGCGTCATCATCGTCCTCGTCGCTATCGGCGTCGTCGTCGTCTTCGTCGTCAGAGTCCTCATCATCGGCGTCCGAGTCGTCGTCTTCGTCGTCAGAGTCGTCGGCATCGTCTTCGTCATCCTCATCATCCGAGTCCGAGTCGTCGTCCTCGTCGGCATCGTCTTCATCATCAGAATCGTCCGAGTCCGAGTCGTCGTCTTCGTCGTCAGAGTCGTCGGCATCGTCTTCGTCATCCTCATCATCCGAGTCCGAGTCGTCGTCCTCGTCGTCCTCGTCGGCCTTCTTGCCCTTCGCCTTCTTGCCCGCGCCGCTCTTGTCTTTGGCAGAGGGCTTCACATCGTCAAAGTCCGGTGCTTCCTTCTTCTTCTCGGCCGCGGCCACGCACGCGTCGTACCAGTCCTTCGCTTCAGTGGAAAGACTGTTGTAGTCGTCCTCATCGATATTCGACAGCGCCTCAGCGAGCCGCACGAGATACTTCGCCCGCGGCTCCTTCGCGCCCTGCTTCTTGAAGCCGGTGCCGAGGGCCTTGACGATCTCTTTCTCAGTCTTATGAATTGTTGCCATTGTCACTCCGTCATTGAAAAGGAAAAACTGGTTTGTGGAAAATCGACTTATCTATACGTTTCGGGTCTGACTGCCTCCGGGACATACCGTGCGAAACTGTTTTCTGTCTCCCATACCGTGAACGACACGAGTCGCACGAAAGGGACCCTGCCCACAAGGGCACGTTCAAACCTCTGCCCAACGAACGTTGCGAGATTCTCGGCCGTCGGGTTGAATGAATGAATAACCACGCGAGCTGTATCAGCACTCACGCCAGTGACCAGTGCTTGATACGCCACGGCGCTCTGAATCAGCGGATCATCTTTACGCAGCACGAGCGCGTGGTCATACACGTCGTGCACGTACTTCTGCAGCAGTGCCTTCAGCTCTTTGAAGTCGATCAAGATGCCGTTGTGAGGCATGTCCTGCTCATGCCCTCCCAGCTCCACTTCCCACTTGTAACTGTGCCCATGCACATGCGCACACTTGCCGACGTAGTCAAGAAGACGGTGCGCGGTCTCGGTGACGATGTGTTTGCGTACTGTGATCACGGTCGGTGCCCTCGACAGTTCTTGCAATTGCAGATTGGACACGTGTCATGCTCTCGATTCACTGCAGACTACTCCTCAAATACTCACGTGCCTTTTCCCACACGTCCTGACTTTGCGGCTGCCCCGTGAGCGCGCACATGATCCGCGACGCGCGCTCAACACTTCGACACGCACACCGATGTATCTCCTCCAGAAGCTCATCAGGCGCCTTGAGCAATACGAGCAGCACGGACCGAATTTCATCAGGTGCTCGCTCGATTGCCTCCAACGCATGATCATAAACGTCGACCGGTTCACTTGTGTCCGTCGTCGAGATATCGACCTCGTCGGTCACGAGCTCGGAGCGTGCTCGAACCACGCTCCGGCGCGCCAGATCGATCAAGTGATGATGCAGACTTTCGCGATAGAGCGACATCAACCACGCCGGGTTTGTTGCTTTCGTCGCGTACCGTGCGTGGACGCGGGCGTAGACCAGAAAAGCCTCCTGCATTAGATCGTCGTACGTCTCCCTCCCGTGCATCCGCCACAGATGCTTGTAAACCTGCTTTCTCGCGTGACCCTCGGCCACTCCCGGCCACAGCGATTTGAGCGGACGCCTCCGGCGTCGCAACTTGATGCCCATTGTTTGCCCTCTTGTGTCTGTAGCGCGGCAGCATGCCCGAGCGCGCGCGCTGAATAGCTTCTACCAAATCGAACTTGCGTCGTTCTACCCACCCCCTCGGCCAGATTTGTTGCTGCTCGAAGTACTTCTGCGGTCTCGGAGTGCTCTCACGCATCGACGGAATGTTTACACCAAAGTCTTTCTCTGACCCGATGTAAAGAATCTGCCAATTGTGCTCTTTGATGCCGTCGAGACTACCCTCCCACAAGATAGGGCACTTGTGGAAATGCCGCTTGTACGCGGCTTCCGCTTTGCTAGATACATGCCCATCTGCCAACACTGCGTACGCCCTCCCGTATTCAATCATCCGCCGTCGCCAAACGAAGCGGTCACTTACACGCGCCATAATGCCGGCAGACATCACGAACAATCTGCTTGGTGAAATTGCCGGGGTCTTTCTTCGACATTGCCAGCCCCCAATCAAACACGACAGCCTTCCTGCCTAACTGCGCTTGCATGTCCATTGACTGTTTCAGCTCGGATTGATCAGCCATCACCACTACCCGGTCGAATCGCTCGCACAGATTCAGCAACGGCTCTAGCTGATCATCTTCGATTGCCACCGACGACACTCCGACAACGCCGCAGTGTGCTTTGGATGGAATGAAGAAATCGAACTTGATCACGTCAAACGGGCCCTCTACAACGAACAGCACGCCGTCGCGCTTTACGGCGTCGTCATGATTATACAAGCACTGCTTCGTGGTAAGAATAGACCTATTCTCGGGCAAAGCTTTGTAACGCAGTTCCGTTGCCTCATAGATGCTGCGCCCGGTGAGCGTGACGAGTTTACCAGAAACATAGTACGGAATTACCACGCGGTCTTTCCATTCGCCTCCGACTGCATACATGAGGCTGTATCTACGGGCGACGGACGACGCTTCTGGAAAGCCGCGAGCTTCCAGATATCTTCTGTGCCTCCGACAAAGCGGATCCTTGTCCGAGATGATTTGCAAGTTACGCAGCTCACGCGACAGCGTCTTGTCGTTCGGCTTGCGCTTTGCCTTCACGCGCTCATCTGTCGGAGCGTCCGACATCGCTTTGACCGCGTTCGAGAACGCGTCATCTTGAGCCCACTCACTAAAGTACTCTGACGCAATCGACTTTGCATACTCAATGCTGATGCTTGCAGCAGCAGCTAGCAGCCGAGGAAAGAACTTGCCCCGGTGACTACGATCACGCCAGCAGCCATACCAGCCCGACTCCGGCACAATGCCCATGTGATGCGATGGGTCGTCAGAGCACCACGGACAACGAATGTTGACGTTGCCGCGCTTGACGTTGGGACCGCGCTCGACATATGGAATGTGCAGCCGGTTCAAGATATCGCGGACATCAGCCATCTATGCCCTCATACGGCATCTTGACCCAGCAGTCATCCGGCTTCATCTCGTGCGCAATGATGTCAGCGCGTGCCGAATGACGCGCACTGAGAAACAGACAGGCATAAGTTATCTGCACCACAGGCGGTCGCGTCAGGTCCTGCCGAAACAACATGACAGAATCACGAACTGCGTTAATCGTCTTGCCTGAGTCAATCACATCATCCACAACGAGAATGCGCATGGTACGCATCGCAAATGTGACGCCCTTGAAGACGTTAGGAGCGGATCTCACCACCGCTTCAGCACTGCGGCCCGGTCCTGAATGATGTGCAACTTCGTACACGTGCATTCTGACGGACTTGAATTCTTTCGAATTGCACACCGCTGCCATCAGAAGCAATCCGCCCTTTGAGATGCCTATGACGTCAGTAAACGCATTGCACGCATGTGAATGGTTCACTCCGTGCACAAGTCGCTCAACACCCTCACCACATTCCGCCCAACTAACTGCAACTGACTTTCTGCTCATTCGAATAGCCCCAGTTGTTTATTCGATGTCTGCTTTGACAGCAGCGTCTGCCGCAAGTCTTTGCCCTCCTTCAAGAAGTCTAGGACTGACTCTTCTACACTTCCGAGCGTCACGAAGTCGACGTAATGCGACTCGGCATGCACCGAATTGCCTCTCCTGATGCGGAGCTCGCACTGCTCGCGATACCGTGTACCAACGGGCGTCTCATAGAAGTACATCCAGTTAGCAAACGGAAAGTCGAGCGCAGCTCCGCCCAGTCGCCAATTCATAATCATCACGCTGCAGCGAGGCGCCGCAAACTTCTTTTTTGCCTCTCGGCGCTCAGACACCTTGAGTCCTCGATGCACGAATACATGCCTGATCTTCTCTTTGCGAAGTCGTTCAACGAGCATCTTGCCTGAGTAGACGAACTCGTGAACGATGATAACCTTGTGTCCCATCGCTATGTCTACTTTGAGACGCTTGACCATCGCATCGAGCTTCGGCGCCGACTCAAACTTGATTTCTACTTTCTCACTGTCTTGCGTGTCGTACGTAGCAAAGCCGCTCGCAATCATTCGCAGACGTGCAAAGTTCGTGTCTTTCGAGATGCTCGCACCCGAGAGTTTGCTCTTGAGCATCTGAGCGCGCACCGCTTGATGTATCTGCATCTGACCGGCGGCGGGCTGCACCATCTCACGGTGATACACCCGCCGCGGCATGCCA